GGTGCGGCGGTGATGGGGGAGTTCCGCAACATGCAGACGTTGTTGTCACAGGGTCTGCTCGCGGCGCCCCCGGAAGATCCCGACGAGACGGAGGACGCTGCGAAGAAGAGGTCAAAGTCGGCGCTGCGGAATGTGAGGGACTACCTTTACCATCGGCCCGATGCTTTGTCCGCCTCTTATAATTTGCAGTTCAAGATGGGTCAGAACAAGGAATCCGTGATGACCCAGTTCGCCGATCAGTTTTTGATCGGACAACTCATAATCAACTCCGTTCCGGCGCTGTGGGAGATGCGCAAGCTCGTAAGAAAGGGAATGTCGATAGAAGCCGATGGTTCGGGGAAGGATGACCGGCCGGTGGCTCTAGCTTTGGGAGTGTATGCTTGGCTCGAACCGACCGGTGAGCGGATGGAGATGCTGGCGCAGGGACGTACATTCGAACGCGAGACCCAACAGGACCAAGCGATGGGCGATAATGACACGCCTGGGTATATGAACTATATCCTCGGGGCTAGGGCGCGGGACCGGGCGATGGAGAAGCGCCGGGTGGAGCGCGCGGCGCGGCGGACGAATTGGAATTGGTAGGTGAGTTTTCTAGTCCGGACGTATGAATGCCCCGAGTGCTCCAGGCGGATCGAGCTGTTGCAGACCGCCGAGGAAGGTCCGCCACGATTTTGCGGGTACTGCGGAACGGATTTCGGCGAGGCGGAGCCGGTGCCGGGTACGCACGCGATCGGCGGGTCGAACATCGCTCGGGCAACCGACGGGATGTACCGGGAATTAGAGACTACGTCGGCGGCGCGTGCCGAAGCGCTGAACGCGCCGCATCTCAAAATCACCGATCTGAACGATCGGCTCCGAGAGGGCGATGTCGCCGCCAAGGCCCCGGACAACACCGTTACCAGATTCCAGCGCGAGGCTAAGGCCGGTGTCGGGGCGAACTTCGGATGGGGTGGAGGCTTTTCGACACCGGGTGCGCGCGTTGCGCCCCCCATACCGAGTGGAGTCCCAGGCCAAGCCTTCACCGGCCCCGGTCATATCGCGCTCGCCGGGGCGCAAGGCGACCATCAACAGCGGGTCGCGCAGATCGTGGCAAATCCTAGCGCCAAGCCTTATGTGAGCGGGCGATGACCCTTACTGAACGAGAGAAAGATGTAATCGCTTTGGCCCGGCATAGATTGGCTGAGTGCAAAGACGGCGTGGCTCCTGGATATTTTGTGCTGGCCGACCCAGAGAATGCCGTGCTGTGGCTGAAAACGATCGTCCGCTTGGCCGAGATGCTCGAAGATCGAGAGCATAGCGGGCGATGACAGATCGCACATATCCTTCATGGTGCTGCCAACGCTGCGGCGAGTGGATTGGAATCATCGGGCGTCTTATCGACGACCCTTTGCGCTGGTTGTTCGGGCCGACGGCAACTGTTCATCGATGCGGCCCGCCGCAGCCACAAAGGATTTGGACTCGTAATGGTCGCGTTGTGTGGCCTCGGGAAGATCGAGAGCATAGCACTCGCTGATCCTGGGCCGACAAATCATTGACCCGATGGAGGCGCTGAAGCGCCTTCCTCGTTTTTTGTGGTCCCGCATCACGATTCCCTCCGAGTGCGGCGAGTGCTGGATTTGGCTAAGGGGAATCGCGCCCAACGGATATGGGCAGATCACGATAAAGCGCGTCCCGTATCTTGCGCATCGTCTTGTCTATGAGACGGCGGTTGGCCCGATCCCGTCTGGCTTGGAATTAGACCATCTGTGCCGCGTGCGGCGGTGCGTAAACCCAAATCACCTGGAGCCAGTCACGCACCTCGAAAACATGTTGCGTGGGGCCGGTCTTGTTGCGATTGCCGCCGCCAAGACGCATTGTCCACAAGGTCATCCGCTTGCCCACCCCAATCTTCACCCGTCGTTCTTACGGCGCGGTCATCGTAGATGCCTTATTTGCCATAAGGAGCAATGTAGAGCAGCCGCAGCAAGGCAGCATCAAAGAGAAAAGGCCAGCCGTTTATGATATTGCCTCCGTCGCATAGGCTTGGTCAGTGGACTAAAGATATAATTGACATGTGCAGGGTTTCGGCTCCTGCTAGACAAGCTCTTGCACGAACACAAAAAACGTGGCTTTTTACAGGAAGTGGTATCGGCAACCAATCTATATTCAACAAACTTATCGTCCACGTTGACAAGCTCGCCTCGGTTCTCTTCGCTCCCGCCGACCTTCGGTTCTTCATAGAATACGAGAACGATTACGGTCCGGAGTGGGGCAAAAGGGCGTCTGTCGTCAGCCGGTTCCTCACCCGCGAGTTCATGCGGCGGGATTTCGACATCACCTTCGGCAACGCGGTGTTCGAGGCTCTTCCCCATGGGTCTTGTTTTCTCAAGGTAATATGGACCCATTCTGGACCAATTCTAAAGATGCGGATGCCCTGGTCGATGGGCGTCTACCGCGAAGACGAGGTCGAGCTAGACCAGCAAGAGGCGGTTCTTGAAACCGCCTACGTTACCGAGCAGGAGTTCTGGCGGCGGGTCTCTCATCGATCGGACGCGAAGGAGATCTTCAAGCGAGCCCGCGCGCACGCCCGGAGAAGGTCGGCGACCGAAGAGGGTGATTCGTACATCCATCAACTGATGCTCGCCGGCACTGCGCCGGTTATCGGAACGCCGACCGAACCGACGACGGGAGCCGGGGGATTCGTGCAGCTTGCGCCGATGTCCTCGGGCGCGATGCTCGCCCCGGATGTCGCGGCGGGGCTCATCACCGTACACGAACTCTACGTGGTTAACGACGAGACATCGGACTACACGACCATTCAGATGGCCGAGCCCGACATCATCCTGGCTCCTCGGGGACTCCGTCAAAACCTCTTCATTCCGCACGAACTCCCCTACATAAAAGTGTGTGCCAATCCCCAGGCCGGGTACTTCTGGGGCCGAAGCGAACTCGCGGACCTGATCAAACTACAGAACCTCCTCTCCGACCGATTGGAGGACATCAAGCGGATCATGTCGCTGCAGTATGATCGCATCCGTGCGTTCGTCGGCTTCTCGGGGATGAACGACGAGAAGTACGATCAATTGAAGAATGACGGGTGGATCGCCGAGGCGATGCCGGGCGCGAAGGTCGAAGATCTGACGCCGCCGATGCCCGACAACGCGTTCAACGAACTCAACGAGATCATGGGGATGTTCGATCAGATCGCCGGGTTCGACAACGCTCTTTCAGGCAAGGGCGAGCCGGGTGTCAGAGCCGGTACGCACTTCCAGGGTCTGGTGAGACAGGCGTCCCCGAGATTGAGGGATCGGGCGATCCGCATCGAGCGGCAATTGACCGAGACCGCCGAGAAGGTGTTGTGGCTGACCGCCGAGAAAGACGGACGAGCACACTGGGTCAAATCCGACGACCCTTCACATGAAACCGATTTCTATCTAGCCCAGCTCCCCGAGGATACGAGAGTTTTGGTCGACGGGCATTCGGCGAGCCCGGTGTACGAGCAGGATCACGCCAACACCGCCGCGTTCGCGTTCAAGGCCGGGGCGATCGGGCCGGAGGAATTGATCGACCTGTTGCCCCTGCCTAATAGGGATATGCTCAAAGAGGCTCTTCAGAAGCGGGAGAAGGCGAAGATGCAGCAACTGGCGTCGCTTCCGCCGGAGGAGCGGATAAAGGTGCTGACGGGCCATCACGGGAAGCACTGAGGCGCTCTAACATCTCCGGTGTAATCCGGGGATCTATGTCCATCTCTCCGATGATAAGGCGCGGCGTAATTAGGCGGGGCGTCGCTCGCCGTGCCGCCAGATACCGCCACCACTCCGACGGAGTGAGGTCGGTGTTGCGGCGGCGTAAGGGGCGTCCGTAGGCGGTCATCCCCGCTCCTCGAACACACCTCGCACGAAATTATGGAGCGCCGAGCCGACCGAGGGTGCCTCGATCACGCTAGCGGCGGTCTTCTCGTCAACCCCGTGATACTCCACCACCCGACCCGCCGGGTGCTTGACGGAGGCGTGGTAGCGGACGGCTAGGACTTGCGTCTCGGGATCGTAGCCGACCTCCCAAACATGGGAGGACTGGACGCGGGTCAGCTGCATAGCGAGTGCGGCATGATGCTGTCCCTTGGGCACCATCGGGAGACTTCGTTCGGCGAGCAGGCGAAGTCCCCATCGGGAGACTCCTGCCAGTTTTTGAACTCGCTCACCCATACTGCAATCGTAACCTTGCCGCCCCAGATGACGAGAACCTCTGTGTCAGCGGGAGGTTTATCGCGTTCCGGGTTCAGCCAAATGACGAAGCAGACTTCTGGTGTGTAGGCGGTCATCAGTATTCGGGGTCCTGTTTAAGCAGTTCTCTCATAGCCTCTTCCATCTTGCGGCGCAGGGCCTCGATCTCTTCATCGCTATAGTTGCGCTGCGGCGGGTTCCACCAGGGATTCTTGCTGTGCGGGATTTCTTTTCTGTCAAGGGGCATCAGCACACCATCAATGGCATTATCGTCAGCCAATCGTAGGGACGATCTGGGTGATCAATCCGCTGGAAATATCCGCTTGTGTCGTCGCCGGAAACGGCGAAACTGGAGCCGATGTCTCCACCGTAGCGTGACGCAATCAGCCACACCGCCGTTCCGTTCGCCGGGTTCATTGCCGGAGTTTTGCCGTCAGCCATCTGCATCAGATGTAAATCTGGGAAAGTTGTCGCACCGTAAACTTCATACCAGGGATCGGATCGATTTCATAAACAGCCTGATCAGTGATCAGGATAGCGCCGTCTCTCACCTCGACTATCGCGACTATCCGTTCGTTAGGGCGACTCATACGATAGACGGTATCAAGCATCTCCGTTAGCATCAGCACATCACCAGTTGCTTGATCGCCCGCTCGATATAGGGCGACACCTGAACCAACCCGAGGCTGTATGGGCCACCTGTGGGCACGGGCGGTTCCAGGGCCAGCATCCGGCCGATCTCGTAAGCCATGCTCTCGTAATCACCCGCAACCTCCCGCCACACCCCGGCACGAGCATCGGACGCGCCTTGCTCGACTTGGGGGAAGGCAATGCGCAGCGCGACGATGTTCTCGGAGCGGATCACGCATTCCTCCCCGCCTCGATAAACGCCGCGACATCTGCCGGACGATACCAGATCCGCCCGTGCAATCGGTAATAGGGTGGCGGCATCTTACGACGCCGCCAGCGCCACAAGGTCTCGCGGGTCACCCCGAGCACGTGTGCAACCTCGATCTCGTTGAGCCACTGCCGCTCGCTCATTCCTTTAGGGCCGCGTCGTGCATGATATGCCAGTCGTTTCTTGCGTGCTCACGCCATTCCCGATTGTCAATTCCTGTCGGAGCCGTAAGAGCATTCAGCATCGCTTCGGTCGGCTCGCGCAGCGTCGTTAGCGCGGCTTTCGCCATGTTTCGGTAAGCCCATTGGTTGCCGTCACTTTCGTCGTCGAAATTAGCGTAAGACTTGACACGGTCGGCGGCGTGCATCGCTCGCGCAATCCGCTCCACCATCTCGCTCATGCCCGCAACCCGGTAATTACCTGCATAACCGCATGTAACATTAAAACCGTATCCGCGCAATCACAGCAAGCCCACACCGCAAGCTGATCTTTCCTCCGTGGTCTTCCACCGGTTCTTACCGGGTGGCGGGAACGAGGCACCCTCGGCAGGACGGATCGGTGTGCAACCTTAACGGAGGCTGTGATGCGCAAGCGTCGGCATCGCCGGGGTCGCCGGTAAAGAGTGAATGCCGCCACCTCCCGATACGGCTCCAGGCGCTCCCCCAGGAGCGGCCCCGCAAGCTGCCGGAGCCGGCACTACGTCACCGGGTCAGCCGCCTTTCGGTGCCTCCCCGTTGACCATGCCGACTCCGAACCGTGGCTCGCAGGCTACAGCTATGGCTGCCGTGCGGAATGTGGTGGACATGCTCTCTCACGTCTTGGTGCAGCTCGGTCCTGGCGGTGCCGGGACGGAGCTGGGCCAGGCCGTGCTGAAGTCGATGCAATCGTTGGGGAAGCACGTTGCGCCGGGGCAGACCTCGCCCGGTGCGCAAAACACCGAAATGGAAAAATTCATGATGGAGAAGCGACAGCAGCCGCCGCCGCTTCTGCAGGCGCTGCAAGCCCTCAAGGGTGGCGGTGCGCAAAGCGGCGCATCCGGCACGCCCCCCGCAAGCCCCCCGCTCCCAGGCGCAGGATGATCTGATGTCAGTTGACGTCTTCCACGATCCCAGCAAGTCAATTCCTAAGTCGGACCCGCGCATCATCACGCAGGAGTTCGACAAGCAGGACATAGGCGCTCGGAAGTCGCATCTGCCGCGCCTCGGAAAAAATGACCTAGTTATCCAGCACATCAAGAGCAAATGATCCTCTACGTCGCCATAAACACCAAGACTAGCAAGCGATACATCGGTATGACGACGATGTCGTTGGAGCAGCGCTGGTATCATCATTTGTGGCGATGCGATCGTGGCGTAAAGACTGCTCTGTACGCGGCCATTCGGAAGCACGGAAGAGAGGGCTTCGTTGTAGAGCCGGTTCTATCATTGATTCCTGGCCGAACGATTGATGATCTGTTCGATCTTGAACAGGAGTTGATTGCCCAAGAGAGGACGGTTTGTCCGCGTGGTTACAACATGACCGCTGGCGGCGAAGGAACGATAGGTTACCGATACACTGAAGAACAGCGCGCTAAGAAGATTGGGCGGCCATGCAGCGCAGAAACGCGCGCAAAAATGTCAGCCGCTCACATAGGTAGACCAAGGTCTACCGACGCAACCGCTAAGGCGATAGCCACTCGCAGGGCGCGAGGCGGTTACCGGAAGCCGAATTTAGGAAATCTCGGTAAGGTCAGGACGCCGGAAGTTAAGGCAAAGTTGAGCGCCGCATGGACGCCTGAGCGGCGGCAGCGGCAGGCCGAAATCATGAGTCATCGGCGTCGAACAGGTGTGTGCGTGCCAACCAACCGAAAGACAGCGTAATGCCGCTAATCGAGGACGGCGAGTACGCCGAATACCAGCGACTGAAGGCTGAGTTCCCGCAGGCGAAGAATTTCGAGAAGGTGTGGACCGAGGTCCTCGGTGACCCCGCCCTCCGACCGCAGGCGCAGCGGCTCGTCAAAGCTAAGTTCCCGCACGTCTCGATCCCCGAGATCGACACCGCCGACGCCGCGACCAAGCCATTGCTCGAAAAGATCGAGGCGATGGAGAAGCGTTTAGAGGAGAAGGCCGAGGCTGACGCTAAGCGCGAGGCCGAGCGCGAGGAGCGCGACCGCGAACGGTCGGCGAAATCGACGATCTCCGAGGCGCGCCGGAAGCTCAAGGCCGCCGGCTGGGATGATGAGGGCATCGATAAGATCGAGGCCGTCATGCAAGAGCACAACATCGGCAATTACGACATTGCCGCCGAGTACGTGCGCTCGACCCTCCCCAAGCCCGCGCCCCTCACGTCGGCTTACGAGGGCCGCGACCTCAACTGGTTCAATCCGGACGAAGGGGCGCTAGACCATAAATTGTTGATGGAGAATCCCAACAAGTTCAAAAGCGAGGCTGTAAAAAAATTTTTTACAGATCGAGCTAATGGTAACATGTCGGCTTGGGCATAAACAAACCAGCCGAGAACACCATGACAATCCGAAACTGCATTTGCCAAATGTGCGGAACTAAATTCCAAGTTTCCCTTGGGCAGTACAATGCCGTTGCGAAGCGTCTGGGTTCTCCGCCCAAGTATTGTAGTCACCGCTGCAGCGCAGATGCGAAGAGGGTTGATCGAACAGCCACATGCTCGGTTAGTGGTTGCGAGCGTAGCGGCCGACTAACAAAAGGGCTGTGCCATTCGCATTACGCTAGGCTGTGGACCACTGGGAATGCGGGCGAGGCGGGCTTCCGCCAATTTTATAACGGCCAGAACTGCTCAGTGGACGGGTGCGCCCGAACTGCCAAATTTCGCGGGCTGTGCGGCATGCACTATCAGCGCGAAAAAAGCAGTGGCGAGGCCGGGGAGGTCGCCGCCAGGAAGGCGCCGCGACGGGCCGGCTTTATTGGCACCGGTGGATATCGCTGGATTTGGGTAGGAGATAGGAAAGTCGCCGAGCATCGGCATGTGATGGAATGCCAGCTTGGTCGTCCACTCTCTTCCGAAGAGACGGTCCATCACAGGAACGGCATCAGAACCGACAATCGTCCGGAAAATCTTGAACTCTGGTCTTCAAAGCACGCTGCCGGCCAGCGAGTTGAAGACAAACTCGCGTTCTGCCGGTCGTTCTTAATACAGTACGGACAATTCCCAGGCTATGTAAGCATAGGAGACTATGCTTCGGCCGCTTTATCGACTGGAGCATAGTAAAGTATGCCAATTCCAGGTACAGGCGTAGTACCAAGCGCGGGCGGAGTCTTCAATGAACTTGTGGGACTCACCAGACGCGCGTATATTCCAGTTGTAGTTCGCCAAATCTACTTCGCGTCACCGACTCTATTCATGCTGATGGGGTCGGCGCAGCGGTCTGCCGGCGGTCTGAACCAGATCACGATCCCGGTCCAGGGCCAGCCGATGGTGCAGGGCGCGTGGACCTCCTACGCCGGGAACTTCAACAAGCCACAGGTCATTCCTGGCGTCCAGCCGGCGCAGTTCAACACCGCGTACTTCACCGTCCCCGTCCCGCTGGTGCTGGGCGAGGCGCTGTTGCAATCGACCGAAGCCATCGTCCCGATCCTCGACGTGCGGATGAACGATGTCTACGCACAGACGGTCCAGCAACTCGCGTCAGCGGTATTCACGAACAACTCCGCCAACAACCTGATGCCGTCAGGTTTTATCGAGGCGTTCGACAACGGAACCGTGGTGCCGACTTACGGCGGCATCAACCGGTTGACCGCCGGGAACCAGTTCTGGCAGGGCAACGTCTTCAACAACGCGACCGTCACGCTGACCAATTCGCGCGCCGCGTGGTCGTCCTATCTGATCCAGGTTACCGATCTGGCGGGCGGCGAGTCTCCAGACTACGTCATCATGTCGCCGTCGGATTACGCGACGCTGAACGCGCAGTTCATCGGTGTCGAGACGATGTTCGTCCGGCCGGGATCGAACGGCTATTCGATGGACACCGGAGCCCGAAGCGGCTTCCCCAACCTCAATATCAACGGCGTCCCGTTCTATTTGGATCACTGGTGCCCCAAGGGGACCGTGATCATGGTCAACTCCAAGTACACGAGCATGTACATCTCGGAAGACGCCCAGTTCGACTTCTCCGGGTTCTACTCGCTGATCCCTCTGGGGCAGTTGGCCCAAGTCGGGGTCATGATCTTGGGCGAAAACATCATCACCTCGAAGCCTAGCACCGGGGCAACCTTCCTTGGTCTGACAGGGGGGGCCTTCTAATGGCAATCGCAGGTCCGGGCATCGGACTTCCCTACCCCTACTCTCCGTACCCGCCGACCATCCCCGGCGTCTCCTCGTCGGTCTGGTCAAACAAGTTCTTCCTGCCTCGCGCAACGGTGTGGATCATCCCGCCGGGGCGGTGGGGGATCTTCACGGGGTCGCACTCTTATGTTCAGATCCTCGATCCGGTAACCAACACCTGGACGCCGGTCGTTGCGTCCCAGTCGTACATCGAGGTCAACTCTGACGGTACGAACTACCGGCTGGCGAACCTCTCCGGGACGCCGCTGTCCCGCGCGACGATCACCGCCGCAGGTACGGGGTATGTGGCGGCATTGACGACCGTCACCGCCGGGTCGGGAGGCTCGACCTGGACGACGCTCGTTGACGGCAACGTGGCTTCGGTTACGGTCGGGAACGACAAGAACGGCGTTGCAGGCGGCACGAACTTCACTCTGGTTCCGCTGGTCATCGTGCAGGCCCCGCCTCCGGGCGGCATCCAGGCGACCGCGCTAGCGGTATTGTCGGCTGGGGCCATCGCTTCGGTCACCGTGGAAGATGCCGGGGCGGGCTATACCTCGGCGCCGGGGCTCTTGGTCATCCCCAACCCGGCAGATCCGAATATCGGCTCGATCACGATCCCGGCCTTGACGGCAGTCTTGGGTACGGCAGGGACCGGCGCGATCACCGGCATCCTGCAAACCTATCAGGGCACGTCGGTTGCCTCGACCACGCTGACCATCGGCGGCGGCGGGTCGGGCGCGAGCGGGACCGCGACAGCTACCGTCGCCCTAGTGGCCTCGGCGGCTGACGATACCGTGTTCGTGCAGTGGCTCCCGAGCGGCGTGTAATGCGTAAATGCCGGTCCTCTCGGACTACCAGCAACAAACCCAAAGGCTGCTGAACGACACGACGCAGGCTGAGTACAACCTCGCCGACATCTCGATATACATTAACCTCGCGCGGGGGCAGATCGCGGCATCGACGCAGTGCCTGCGCTACACGGCGACCCTGACCACCGTCGGGGCTACCCAGACCTATCCGCTCACGAGTTTCTCGCTTGCTAACGGCATCCAGGGTGTTCTGAATATCCGGTTGCTGTCGCGTCGCACGACCGGCAACCAAAGGGGCTTGATGACCAAGCGCAATTGGGAGTGGTTCTTCTCCTACTGCCTGTGCGCCAACCCTTTGCCTGCAAACGGACCCCCGACGACGTGGTCACAGGAGGAGCCTGGACCATTAGGAGCGGTATCGTTCTTCCCGACCCCCGACACCGTGTATGCGTTCGATGGGGATGTGGTCGGCTATCCCGTTCCCCTGATCGACGACACGACGTTCGAGGCGATCCCCTACCCGTGGACCGACGCCGTCCCGTATTTCGCGGCCTACTTCGCCTACCTCAACACGCAGCGCGAGGCGGACGCGCAGCAGATGCTCATGCGGTCGATGCAGTTCTTCTCGTGGGGCAACAAACAGACCACGCCCACGGTGCTGCCGAACTACGAGCCCGGTGGAAGAGGCGCTACGGAAGCCGCATCGAAGATCACCAATGTCGGTACGGGGATGCCGCAGATGCCGGGCCAGCAACGCGGGCCGCAGGGCTAACGTGTGCTCCTCACCCTCTCAGACTACCAGCAGCAAACCCAAAGGCTGATCGGCGATGTCGATCAGTCCAAGTGGAACCTCGCCGATCTAACCATATACATCAACCTCGCCCGTGCGCAGGTCGCCGCCGAAGGGCAGTGCGTGCGGTTCCTCGTGCCGTCCGCCGCGAGCATCGCGAGCATCACGCCGGGGGCGCTAGGTTCAGGATACACGACCGCCCAAGTCGCCATCGGGTTACCGGACATCGCCGGGGTAACGGCAACCGCGACGGCTAACATCGTCGGCGGGGAAATCCTGTCGTACAACCTCACCAACCCCGGCTCCGGGTACATGTTCCCGCCGCTCGTCACGGTTACGGGGAACGGGACGGGCGCGACGGCGACGGCGGTCAAGAACTACACCCTCACGGCGAATACAGAACAGGAGGTTTACAACTTCAAGGACGTGCCTATCCCGACGCTGTTTCCGGGGGCGCAGGCGATCCTTGCCGTGCTCTCAGTCGCGGTGATCTGGCAGAACGTGAGGTATGTTGGGAACAGACTATCCTTCTCTAAATACCAAGCATTAATAAGAAGTTATACGTCAGGAAACTTTTTATACACGCCCTACTGGTTCTCGCAATACGGGCAGGGCGTTAACGGGTCGTTCTATCTCTACCCGCTGCCGGATCAGGTTTACCCGATGGAATGGGACTCACTCCTGATCCCGGCCGATCTGGTGGACGACACCTCGATCGAACTCATCCCGTACCCGTGGACCGACGCCGTCCCTTTCTGGGCGGCTTGGCTTGCTCTGTTGGCGAACGGAGACCCCGCGCGGTCAACATTAGCGGACCGCTACTACAATCCGACAAACGGCGGCATTTACGGCGTCATGATGAAGCGGGCGCGGGCCTTCTCGCAGCCCTCTCTGGTCAGTTCATTCTACGGGCGTAACATATCGTGAGCGGCAACCGAGGCGGCGGTCTTCCGGCTAGCCCGCCGCGCATTCCCGGCTTCCCGTCGAACGCCGCTTTCTACGAGCTGCACGAGTTCCGCACGCTCAACGTCCGGGCTCCGCGCACGTCGATCGGCGAGCAGGAGATGTCGTGGTGTCACAACATGATGCCGATCCACGACTATTACATCCATTCGATCCCCGACAATGCCGCTCCGTTCTTTGTGCTTTCATCGACGGGACCAACTGGAACGACGGGTCCGACGGGGCCTACCGGACCCACAGGACCGTTCGTCATAGACGGCATCGCCGACTCGGTGACCGTCGTTGGGCCGGGGCAGGCGTCAGAAGCGGTCGTCCCGCTAACCACGACGATGCCGGACGACGTTGTCGTGGTTCATGTGACTTTCGCCTGTATCTCCGGTCCACTGCCGACCGTCGCATCGGTCTCGGGAGGGGGGCTGGAGTGGGCGCCGCGTGCGCGGGTCAATTTTACGTCTGACCAGGGGCACCTCTATGGCGCCGAAGTGTGGTGGGCGATTGCTCCGAGTCCTTTGGCGGGCGTGAACATCATTGTGACCCCAAACGCCGACATCGGAGTTTCTTTCCAGATTCTGATCGCTTTTGGGGTGCAGGGCGCTGACCTCGTCACGCCGTGGGACACCAATTTATCACTCCCCGCCATCGCGTTCCGCTCGACCGCAGCGCCAACGATCACACAAGTCTCCGGGGTATCGACCACCGATCCGAACACCCTCGTCCTGTTTTCATATGACCAATTCGACGCGTTCCGCGCGAGCAATCCGCCGACTCCAGGAACTTTCACGACGATAGAATTCAGTGGCGCGGGGAACGGATTCTCGCCGGTACAGTGCGTGGATTATGTCTTTGGTGAGTTCGTCACCTCGCCTCTGTCGGCGGTTACGCTGACGACCACCGACACGTCGTTCCCCGCCTATTCGCACTGGATCATCATCGCCGATGCCATACGCAGGGCCTGATGGCTTCGATCGTCTCCTATGACTTTTGGGGGAACGCATTTGCGCTCGTGTTTCTGAGCGACGGGAGCGCCTACCAAGCGCCGGTCGCGCCTAATCTTCAGCCGTCGATACAAGTCGCTCCGCCCGGTACTTTCCCGCAGAACCCAGACTTCCCGCCCGCGATGGTTTCGACCGGTGTCGCCAATCAAATCATGGTGGCGATCATCGCTGGCGCGGGCACACTGACGCAAGACGGGTATTTCATCTGGGACGGCACCAATCTGTACCAAGCGGGCACGGCGAGCCCCGTCGCCAACATTCTCGACGGCGGGTCCGGCTTCGGAAGCGCACCGCAAGTAATCGCTTACGGCGGTTCGGGTACGGGCGTCGTCCTCAGTTCCACCCTCAGCGGCGATTCAGTGGCGCTGGTCAATGTCCTCAATCCAGGCTCGGGGTTCCTTCCGAGCGATCCGACTAACATCCTTCTGGTGTTTAACGGCAACCCAGCTCTTAACGAGCCGCGCACCGCCTATGGGCGCGGCATCACGCAAGACGGGGTGCTGACCAACGTTACGGTAATTACCGGCGGGTTAGGGTTTACCTCCATCCCGAATTTAGTGTTTACGCCCATCAGCGGCGGATCGGGTGCGTCTGGCGTGGTTTCGTCGATCTCGGGCGGCGTTATCACGGGAGTTCAGGTTCTTAACGGCGGGTCCGGCTACAACGATGGCGTGGTGATCACCACCTCGGGCGGCGGCGGAAGCGGGGCGGAGTTCCTAGGGGTCGTTCAGGACGGCGTCATTACGTCGGTCGAAATGATCAACGTCGGAAACGGATACGCCTCGGTCCCGACAGTCACGTACCTGACCAACACGGGTTCCGGCGCAAGCGGCACGGCTTTAGTCAACAACGGCGCCGTAACCTTCGTGCAGTTCGATTACCCTTCGCAGGGCGGTTCTGGATACGGATCGGGTCCCGACGCGCCGATCGTTCAGTTTGTCGGCGGCGACGGGCCGGCTTCCGGAACCTTGACTCTGATGCCGTTCGGGGTCTCCGGCAACGCGATCGAAATGTACCAAGGCCGAGTCTGGATCGCCAATCTCCGCCGCATCCTCTTTACCGCGCCCGGTAGCATTGTGGACTTCGGTGACGGCGGCGGCGTGTTCGAATCAACCGACGCTAACCTGATCAGCTTCTATACCGAGTTGAAACAATCGAACGGGTTCCTGTACCTGTTTGCGGATTCCAGTGTCTGGTATCTCAGCGGGGTAAACACTTCAGGATCGCCGCCGCTCACGACGTTCTCCCTACTCAACGTTGACCCACAAACCGGCACGCCGTGGCGCGAGAGTGTCGTGGCATTTGGTAGGACACTGATATTCGCCAACGCCACCGGGATCTTCAAACTGGTCGGCGGCGCGGTTGAGAAAATCTCAGAGCCCTTAGATCCGCTGTTCGAGAGCAACTCGCCGCTCGGCGTTAACCTGCCCAACTATTTGTTCCTGCCCGGACGCTTGGTGCCGACCGTGAGCGGGTTCCAGCCGTCGTCGGCCTTGGGCACGGTCGCCGGCAAAACCGTTTACATGCTGTCGATCGCCATCACCAACCCGTTCTCCGGTGCGAGTCCCGACTTCATTTTGCTGATGTGGGACGGGAAGCGGTGGTGGACCGCCGACCAGGACGCCGAGGTCCGCTACGTCAAGACATTCGAGCAGATGAGCTTTTTCTTCGCCATCGGCTCAGACACACAAAGGCTCTTCGAACTCTTCCGCGTCCCGAGCGAGTTCACCACAAAAATAATCCAGTCCAAGCTCCACATCGAGCCGTCGATCGCATTGCAGAAGAAATCGTGGGGCATGTACGCGATGTTCGCGGGAGACAGCGCTCCTGCCGTGCTGGACTTCACGGTCGATAGTGAGACCGGACCCAAAACGGTCACGCAGGGGACCTTCGCGGCTACGGTCGGGCAAACGGTTATGGCGCGCTCATCCGCCCCCGCGCCCTCGGGGTTCTCAATCGGCTTCACGATGCAGACCAACTCCGGGGATTTCTGGGTCGTCGATCTGTTGCTGATCGGCCAAGACTACGCTCTCGACACATGAGCAATCCCCCAAGAACCCTGCTCGGCGTCACGCCGACGGACATCCTCCAGGGGCCGCAAGGGCCGCCGGGTCCGCCAGGGAGTTCGTTCGCCAGCGTCATCGGCCCCACCGGGTACACAGGTCCTACGGGGGCGACGGGAAATACTGGCGCAGCGTCCACCGTAACGGGACCGGTAGGACCGACCGGGGCTACTACGGGGCTGACCGGCCCCACTGGTCCTATAGGACCGACCGGGGTCACTGGCAATATTGGAGCCACTGGCGCGGCGGGAGCCGCATCCACGGTCACCGGACCCACGGGTCCGACAGGCGCGCAGGGAGCGGCGTCTACGGTAACCGGCCCCACCGGGGATACCGGCTCGGCCTCTACGGTTACGGGTCCGACCGGCCCGCTTGGCACCGGCCCTACAGGTGTGACGGGTGCGACGGGACCTACTGGACCAACGGGGGGAACCGGTCCGACCTCGACGGTAACCGGGGCAACGGGACCGACCGGCCCAACAGGCGGCACAGGCCCGGACTCGACCGTCACGGGAGCCACAGGTCCAACCGGTCCTACGGGCGGCACAGGCCCTGCGAGCACCGTAACCGGGCCTACCGGTCCTACGGGCGGTACAGGACCAACAAGCACTGTGACCGGCGCGACCGGTCCCACGGGTCCTACAGGCTCCACAGGTCCCGCGTCTACGGTCACAGGCCCCACCGGGCCTACCGGGGGAACGGGACCAACCTCAACCGTAACGGGTGCGACTGGACCGACGGGCCCCACAGGCGGCACCGGACCAGCATCCACGGTCACGGGTCCCACCGGACCAACCGGAGGGACAGGCCCTGCGAGCACCGTGACGGGTGCGACGGGACCTACGGGTCCGACTGGAGGAACGGGACCTGCGTCAACGGTTACCGGCGCGACGGGGCCTACCGGAGGGACAGGACCAGCATCCACTGTTACCGGCGCTACAGGCCCTACCGGTCCCACGGGTGGAACCGGCCCCGCGTCAACCGTCACGGGACCGACGGGTCCCACGGGCGGCACAGGTCCCACTAGTACGGTCACGGGAGCAACGGGACCGACCGGGCCTACTGGTGGAACCGGCCCCGCGTCAACCGTAACCGGTCCGACAGGACCAACGGGGGGAACCGGGCCAACAAGCACGGTCACGGGGGCTACGGGGCCGACTGGACCAACGGGTAGTACCGGGAGCGTCGGGCCTACCGGTTCAACGGGTCCCTTTCCGACCGGCCCGACGGGGCCACAAGGGGCAGCGAGTACCGTAACCGGCCCAACCGGGAATACGGGTGCCGGAGGCGCTGCGAGTACAGTTACGGGGCCGACCGGGAATACCGGGCCTACGGGGGCAGTCGGACCAGCCGGCGCCGTCGTCACCAAGACGACGAATTACAACATCCTGTCCGGCGACAGCCTGACCACATTCGACAATGCCGGCGCGACTGGTACTGTGGTGCTTACCTTGCCGTCGGCGAGCCCCGGATTGCGCTATTCCTTTGGCGTCCTAGCAGCTCACACGCTACAGGTGTCGGCGGCCAGCCTTGACCAAATCGCAATAGGCGTGTTAATCAGTGCCGTAGGGGGTAACGTCGCCAGCGCCACCCCGTACTCGGCTCTAAGCCTGATAGCGCCGAATGGAACGCCGAATTTGTGGATCGCGCAAAGTTCTGTCGGAGCGTGGACGCCAACATGATGGGGCTTCTGTATAGCGCGGCTCTGACGGTCTTGCTGTACGGCAGCGCCTTCGCCCAAACGGTGGATTGGTGCGCCAGCCCGCTATCCGCAGAAGCCGATGCCGACACAGCGCTTGTTTGGCGCCTACACTGCACCGTCCAGATCCTTGTTCAAGAGCGTGCGGAAGCGATCGATCGCGCTACAGCGGCGGAGTTAGACAAAGCCGAAGCCGAAGCTCGTTTGCGAGAGAAGAGCAAATGACACGGGCGCTGGCATTTGTTTTCCTTCTGATGTGGGCGTTACCATCGCACGCCGCCGGGACTTTAGTCGGCCCGATCCTGACATATTCCTGCCCTCCTGGGCAGTTCGCTTCGTCGCTCGCAAGCGGCACCGTTGCTACGACGTGCTTATCAAATTCGGACAACACTTCATTAGCCAACTTCATCGCGCTCGGCCTCGCGCAGCAACAAACGGTGTTCGGTAAGCTGCCGAACCTCTCCTCTTCCGGGGCGGGTCAGATAGAGAACGCGCGGGGGTTGAGCACGCTGTTTGCGCTGCAGAACCGCTTCGCAACGAAGATAAGTACCCAGACCGTGGCGGCAGGGGCGTCCATGACGTTCACCGGCTTGACTGCTTATTTAACGTATTTTCTTGCGTGTAGTCAGGTCTTCCCTGCGCTTACGGCGGAGATCCAGGTACAATTTGGTGAAGGCTCGCCTGTTACATGGAACACTAGTGGGAATTACGCTTGGTCTAACATGGCGCTAGGTTCCAACTCAACCACGGCGGCAAACGCCGTTAGCACCACAGACAATGGTATATCGCCAGCCGGTGGAGCTATTAGTCCGTCTTTGGTTAATTCTATAGATTTTTGGGGTTATTTGAACGACGTTACGTTATCCGGTGCAGTCCATTTTTTCACATGGACAGGGGCAACCAAGGGAACGAACTATTACGTCAGCAACGGAGCCGGGACTTGGACCTCCGATACTAATCCCGTAACCGGCGTTCGTGTTATCGCCGCGGGTCAAAATGTAACCGGTAAGTGCTCTCTCTATGGGCTGAACCAATGAGACGCCTCGGTGTCGTGTGCGCGGCGCTGTTGATGATGGGGGCCACTTGGGCCACCCCAAGCGGACCGCAACTCCCAACCACGATCACCCTCACATGTTCAGTGAACACGACTCTGAGCGGTACTTATAATGTTGACGAATATATGATGACGCTGCTCAACAGCGAGCTTCTGTATTACATCGCGAATGGGAGCGTGTTTCCGAATGCGACGCAGGTCCCGGCTATCGCCGACACGAGCGGTGCAGTTCACCTGTTTGCCTCCATCGCCGCCCTGGAGGCGTTCTACAAAGTCATCGCGGGGATGTGGATCGCGGTTGCGAACTACCAAAACCGGCTGAATGCGGGCCAGAGTCCTACTTACCCATCAAACACTTCAACAGCGTGTTGACATGAAGAAATTCCTGCTTGGTCTGATTTTTGGAATAGCGGCGCTGTATGGTGTGGCGCGAGCGGCAGACACATTCTATTCGGTATGGCCGTTCTGGTCGATCGATGTCACAACTTCGGGCATAGGGTATTTTAACGGCACCCTGCTGCAGTTCGGCACGACTACGACGGCACCGGGCCACCTCGCAACCGCACAGACCACCGCTCCCGTCCTAACGTCCTGCGGAACCTCTCCATCTATCGTGGGCACCGACACGGCCGGGATCGTCACGATGGGCACGGCCTCCCCGACCGGGTGTGTCATCACATTCAACCAGGCTTATACAGCCACGCCGTATTGTCTGGTGACGTGGATCGCGACTCCGCTTGCGTCACAGAGCTACGTGACCACGGCTTCCACGATCACGCTGACACAGACGGGTACTAGCTCGAACAAGGTCCAGTACCTGTGCGTGGGCCAAGCGGGCGGATGAGCTTAGCGACCCTATTCAATCCTCCCCCACGGACTCCGCAGGCCCTGAGCGAGTTCACGTTCTCGAACATGGCCGATCATCTGGAGATCTCGAACGCGATCCTCCTGCAGAAGAAGGTCACGATCGTTAACCTAGCGCTCGACCCGCTCGATCCTAACGCCCTTGAGGTGTGGCTCCTCAACCATCAAGCGATGCACGTCCAGCAAACCGGCGCGCTTAACATCGCCGGGCAGGACTTCTCGACGCTCGCCCTCAACAACCCGGCGGAGATGGCGGAGTGGTTCTTTGATCACGCAACGGAACATCGTAATATGCGGTCGGTTTTAGGGATTTGACATGAGCGCCGTTATCTATGAGGTGACGCCGGAGCACGAGGGGTGGGTTAGGCTTCACGACAGAGTATGGAAGCGCCCTGACGGGAGCCTCTACGAATTTCCCCCGTGGCCCAACCGAGAGCTAATCCTCAAATTCGAGCGCCTACCACCCTCTGGGGTGTTGGATCTGACCAAGAGAGTGTGAGTATGGCGGTAAGTCAACAGCGCGCGGCAACAATCGAAGGCGGGTTCCCCCAGCCGGAGCCTCATTCTGTCGCGAGACCGCAGCGTGTAGAGGCGACCCTGCCCAACCCTCGCCACACCGAAGCCCCTCCAGTCGGCCCATACAAAATCGAGCCATACCACGGCCCCTATAGCCTGACGGCCCTCGCCTCTGACCCGGATGTGCGCAGCGTCACGGAGAGCGACCTTTCGGAAATCCCGCGATACCTGCCGCGCTATCTGGCGCGGCACCCGAGGGCCACTCCAGAGGGAATGCTGCCGCTCCTGAAGCTGGCGACGCAGGGCGGGATCTACCGGTTCCTGCGCACCGACAACGCCTTCGCGCTGTTTGTGTTCGCGCGGATGCCGGAGGAGCCGCTTGGTGAGGTTCTGGATTATTTTATTGTCGGCAGAGAAAATGCAGATCCAAAGAAAGTTGGTTGGGAGATGATAAAGCTCTGTCGGGCGGGGTTGGAATGGGCGATCTCCCTTGGCGCAGCCAAATTCTCGCTCGGCGAGGATAACGGTCACGATCTATCTCCGATTGCTAAGCGGTTGAAGCTCGACGTTGTGTCGATGCGCTATTCGATACTGCTGTGAGTGCATGAGGTGGCAAAACACGGAATCGGCAGCATCCTCCCGTTTCTGGCCGCGCCAGCAGCGCTTCTGACCGGCGGGTTACTCGCTCCTGAACTCTTGGGTGGTATCGGTGCGGCAGATGCCGGAGTGGCGGCAGGAGCTGGTGCCGCCGCCGGAGACGCTGGCTTGGCGTCTGCGGTGGCTGATGCGCCTCTCACCGCTGGCCTTGCCGGAGCCACCGAGGCCGCGACGCCATTATCGGCGGGCGCGGTTGATGCCGCTACGGCGGCGGCTGGAGCCGGTGGGGTGAGCGGCATTCCTAGCGTAGCCGCCGATCTTACGGCGGGAGCCCTTCCTGCGGCGAATACGGTCGGCGGGGGAACGCTTCCGTCAGCTACGGATACGTCCGCAGGGCTAACGGGGACGCAGAACGTGCTCAATGACTTCGGGGGCGTGAGTTCGCTGAATACGATCGTCTCTGATCCTGCCGCTGCCGCAGGTGCGGGGGGCGCGCAGGGTGTTGCCAACAATGCATCACTGGCAACGACGCTTAATGCTTCCGATCCAATCGCGGGCGGCACAACCGGCGTCTCCGAGTCGGCCACACCCTTGGACGGCAGCGGGGGATCGCTATCCGACATTTGGAACTTCATCAAAAAGAACCCCGGCCTCATCGCCTCGGCTGGAGGCTTGGGTCTGGAGGCGCTACGGGGTCAGTCCCCGGTTCCGGGCTCTGGTCCGGTAAACGCTAATGCTGCGGCAGCCGCCGGCTCTGCGGGGAACCTGATGGCGCAGGCCAACCAGAACATTCAGGCTCCGAACACCGGAGCGCTGCCGCCCGGTACACTGGATGCGATCAACAACGCGGCGAATTCTGCTAAAGCCCAGATCCGCTCTAGCTTCGCCTCGATGGGGATACCGGCCGGATCGTCGATGGAGACGCAAGCTCTCGGACAGGTCGATCAGCAGGTCGCGTCGCAAAAGGTGGAGGCGGCGAATAAACTCGCGACACTTGGCGTCAGCGAGGCCAGCGCCGGGCTCGGCGAATCAAGTCTGGCGAGCAACGACCTGCAGGCTCTGATGCGAGCGCAGATCCAGCAAGACGCGAACCTGCAAAATGCTCTCGCGCGGTTCGCGGGGGCGGCGGCGGGTCCGGCGACGGCAACTGCCCTGCGCCCCAACCCAGCGACTGATACGACGACTGACACAACGCAACTCGCGGCATGAGCGAAGCCCGCGAAGATCTCCCGCAGGCACGAGCGCCGTTACCGCCTATCCCGGCTCCTGCCGTACAGCAAGCGGCAGGGCAAGGCGCGACGATCTATCAATTCCCGTCGATGCCGACGGCGGCGCCTCCGGCAACGGCTAACGCTGCGCCTCCCCTGGCAACGTCCTCGCAAGTTATTCCTACGGCTCTGCAGCCCCTGGTATCCAAAATTAAGGGCGGCGAATCAGGCAATCGCAATGTTTTATACGGCAATGATCCGGTGCCGCCCGGCAACGTCATCCCCGGAGCGATCGGCCCCACCGGCAAGCCCACCCACGCCTTTAGCGAGTGGCAGTTCGAGCCAGGGACATGGAACGACGCGGCAAAAGCGTTCCGCCAAGTCGGGTGGGTTCTCAACAAAGACGATCCGTCCGACCGGGACCGGGCCGGGCTGTGGGTTGCGCGCCGTGACTACAAAGCGAAGACTGGGCGCGATCTCGATGCCGATGCGCAGGCCGGAAAGATCGACGAAGGAGCGCTGCACGCTACGTGGACCTCCATCCGTCCGCAATATGCCGCCGCTCGGGAAGAGCGTTATGCCACCGGCTCCTCTGAGCTTCAGGGTATCGCCGCCGAGACGCACAAGATCATGGAGGAGATCGGCAAGACCGGTCGAGACCCCAAGATGTTCAACATGCTCCAAGAGGCTCGGCAAAAAATGGCCGAGTACGAAGAGCGTGCCCTAAAATTGCAGGAGGAGGGGCCGAAGAACGATCCGCGCGACCTGATGCAGCGCATGGGCGGCGTGGCGACGGTTATCGGCATCCTCGGCGGGCTTCTAACCAAACAACCCCTGATGGCGTCTCTGAATGCCGGCGGCGCAGCGATGGAGGCATACAACAAGCAGGACGAGACCGCCTACCGGGCCAACGTCGATCAGTGGAAGTTCCATATCGAGACCCTGCAGAGGATGGGTCAGATCCAGCACGATCTGATCCGCGACACCCTCGCCGACGAGAAGTTGGACTCGGGCGAGAAGATGTCGCGGCTGCAGGCAATGCTGTCGGCGCTCGGGAACGAGCGGCTCGCGGTATCTGCCCAACTCGGGGATCAGCGGGCGCTGGAGCAGCACCGGGACCAGATGGCGCAAGCCGATCGGCAATTCACGTTGCAGATGCGGCGGCTTGACGAGATGGAGAACAAGGGTTGGCAAATTCTCACTGACCCGACCAAGAAGGACGAGGCGGGTAACCCCGTTCAGTACCGGTACAATCCCAACTCAGGCGAGGCGACGACCCTAGATAGGCAGCCATATTCGCCGGGCGGCGCTCAGAAAGTCGGAACCGCTACACAATCAGCCGGGACCCCTGAGCAGGTAAAGACAACCGCTCAAGCCATCGCTAACTATCAAATGGCCCCGATGAGCGGCTATGCGATGCGTTCGCCCTATGGGCAAGCCGTCATGACGGAGGTATTCAAACTCAACCCTCAGTATCAGGCGACGCAATATTCCGGCCAGCAAGCGGCGGCGAGCGCCACCGGACGCCGTGCCTCAACCCTCACGATAGCCTCGAACGCGGCGGATCAAATGATCCCGATCGTCGAGGACCTGTCGCACAAGGTTAGCCGAACCGATTATCCAACGATCAACCGTATCCTGCTGGTGGGGAGAGAGAAAACCGGCGATCCCGACGTGGTGGCTTTCGGCCAGGCGCTAAATTCGTTGCTGTACGTGTATATGCGTGCGCTCAACCCGAGCGGCATCCCGCGGGTGGCTGATTTGGAGCGCGGGGAGCACATGCTGCAAACAGCATGGAGCCAAGGCCAGCTTGACTCCGTGATAGCCCAGATGAAGAGAGAGATTGGCGCGGAGAAGGCCGCCGTTCAACTCAGCGCGCACGAAATGAGTTCCTTATTCAGCGGCGAAGATCCCCTGAAGATCAAGCCGGATCAAATGGGAGCGACTCAAGGCACGAGTGATACGATCATCAAATACGACGCCCAAGGGAACAGAGTTCAGTAAATGCCGCACGCGCAGTCTGCGGATGGCGTGATCCACGACTTCCCGGAGGGCACTGATCCTGGGGTGATGGATCGCGTGATGAAAGAATACGCGAGCAAACAAACGCCTCAATCTACCTCGCTCGGAGGACTAGAGGGATCGCTCACGCGCGGTATCGCCCCGATGGCGGTTGGTGCCGGGTTGGGCGCAGTTCTCGGGGCACCGTTTGGCGGGGTCGGGGCAATACCAGGGGCTGCAGCTGGGGCGGGAGCGGTTGGGCTGACGGAACTCACGACTGGGATTTATAACAAAGTCGCCCATCATTTCGGTTGGCCGGAAACGGCAACGCCGCAAGAGATGACCGACAAGGTGTTGGATCTGGTCGGCGTTAAACGCCCCAGCACTGGGGTTGAGCGGACGGCCGAAGCTGTAGCGGGCGGCGCTGCCGGCGCTTTGGGTCCCGCCCGTGCTGCGGAAACCGTCGCTGGCTTGGCAACGTCACCTACCATCAAGGGGGTGGCCGGAAGCCTTGCGGAGCGACCGGGCCTGCAGACGGCGTCGGGAGCGCTGGGCGGTGCGGCAGCGCAGGGCGCGACGGAAGCTGGCCTTGGTACTGCTGGGCAGATCGGCGCGGGGTTGGTTGGAGGTGCCCTGCCATACGGCAAGGCAAGTCTGGCGGCAGATCCTCGGCGCATGGCGATGGAGGCGCGGCAGGCTGGTTATGTCCTTCCGCCCAACGCCTTCAGCGAGCGCCCCGGCGTCGTGTCCACCGCCCTGTCGGGGTGGGGCGGCAAAATCAAGACCCAGCAACAGGCGTCGGCAAAAAATGCGGAGGTGACGAATCAACTCGCAGCGAAGGCGCTCGGCCTGCCGCCGGATACGGTGATGAGCGATCAGGTGTTCAAGCAAGTTCGGCAGGACGCATCGCGCGAATACCGAAACGTCGCGACCTCAATTCCGAGCATGATTGCCGACCCCGTTTATGATCAGACGATCTCTCAACTAGGCGGGGTCAGCGCCCAACTGCAACAGGCATTCCCTAAGATCACCAAAAACCAAGCTATCGACGACCTCAAGACCGAACTGCAGGGCGTGCGGCAGATGACGCCTGACATGGCCTTGGAGTTGGTGCGGGAGTTACGGTTCGGCGCGAGCCGCTACATGAGGGCGGGGGACGACCCGAGCAAACAGGCTCTCGGCATAGCGATGAGGCAAGCCGCTAATGCGGTGGACGATCTGCTCGAACGCAACATCTCGGCCCAGACGGGGCGAACGGATCTGGTCGATAAGTACCGGGCGGCGCGTCAGTTAATTGCTCGCTCACACGATGTCGAACTCGCAACAAACCCCGCTACGGGCGATGTAAATGCGCGGGTGCTTGGTCGTCTCAAGGTCGCCGACAAACCGCTGACCGGTGAGCTGGAGCAGATCGCGAACACATCTTTGGCATTCCCTAAAGCGACACAGCCGCCAGCTTCGTTCGGGCATGTGGAGCCGTTGAGTGTCTTCGATGTCATCGGAGCGGGCGCGGGAGTAGCGGCGGGTCATCCCGGAGTGGCCGAATTGCTGTTGGCTCGCCCCGCCGCCCGCGCCACGGTTCTTTCCCAGCCTTACCAGAGAGCGATGTCGTCTACCGCGCCGCCGCCGGGACCGCTGCCGCTCATCATGAATCCCGGCGCATTGTCTGCGGTCCCCACGGACGCCGACACGATGCGGCGTGCGGCTTCCCCGTAAATGTGGTAAGGAGCGGCATGGCTCGCGCAAAACGGACATCTCCGCCCCTATCGTTGGTCCCGCCCACCGATGCTCCCGAGGACGTGCTGCGCAAAAAGATCGATGCGCTTGCGCTCGATCTCGCGGAGAAGCTGCGCACCGACGACGACATACCGATCGTTGAGAAGCTCTCGGGACTCAAGGTGTTGACCGAGTTTTGGAAGTCAGACAAACGGCAGTCCGGCCAAACCGCACCCAAGCCGCAGAGCGCATTTGACGACTACCGTAGGACGATCTCGGGAGGGGAGGAGTGACGGCGATCCGCGACCGCGTGAAAGAACGCGCGGTGTCTCTTTGCCGTGCCGCGGGGATAGAGCCTGATGAGATGGTTGGTTACAGCGATCAGGGCATGGAAGGCCGTACAGCTATCGTGCCGCGGTGGGCAGTGTTATTCGGCGCACAGGCTGAATACGAGATCGCAACCGAAATGGGGCTGATGAGACACCAGCTCTACGGCAAGCACGGCGGATACAAAGATGCCTCGTAAGACCGGCTTGGCGATCGTCTCCGAACGCGCCGCCACGGATCAGGAGCTACAACTGCGAGCCGCGATAGACCTCGATCACGCCGAGCGCGAGGAGCAGCATCAGATCGCTCCGCCGGAGGACATCATCGCGGAACTCCGTCGCCAACTGATCGAGACCGGGCGTGTGGCGGACAGCGCAATCACGCAGATGCAGACCGAGGCCGCTCGGGCGAATGCGGCCGAGGCTCGCGTACAAACCACCGCCGAGACGGCGGAAACCGAGAAGGCCAAGATTCAAGACGCCGCCGCCAAGCAGATCGTCGATGCGCGCACGAAAGCCGCGCAAGCAATCGCCGAGGCACAGCGTCAGCATCAGGTGGCGGAGAAGACCGCCGCCGCCGCACAGGCACTGCAGCGGGCGGCAGGCTTCGCCGGGACGATCCTCGCGTTCATAGCCGACCGGGCGCCGTCGCTGTTAACCTTGCTCGGGGCGTATCTCTTGGCGCGGGATATCCTAGCGGCACCGACGCCCACGCAACTCGGGTTGCTGGCGCTCTACGGGGCGGTGGCGGTCGTGCCTGCGGTTTGGCTGTCGATACGGAGGGGTTGATGGCGCGCAAGAAAGAGACCGCATCGCAGAAGAAAGTTCACAAGGTGATGCACGAGTTTAAACACGGCGAACTGCATAGCGGATCGAAGTCCGGCCCGAAGGTGAAGGGCCGCAAACGGGCGATAGCTATCGCGATGTCCGAATCCGGCAAGTCCAAATCGAAGAAGGCAAAACGATGAGATCGATCCTTGCGGCGCTCGCGCTGTGCGCCCTGCCGTCCCTAGCGTATTCGCAGAGCGCGACCTGTCCGGCGTACTCGATGCACGCGAGAACTCACCCGGCAGCCGAGACCGCCTACACGATAAACCCGGCGATCGACCAGTGCCGGATGCTCGTATTCCTCAATTCTGGCGCCGAGACGGTCACGTTCAAGTCGCCGCTGCCGTTCCCGTTTGCCGTGTGGCTGTTCGCAAGCGGGGCAGGCGGGCTCACGCTATCCGGTGTGAGTGGCGTTACGTCACGCGCTCAGAATACTGGAGCGTTGTGCATGGCGACTGCGGCGGGCGGAACTTGGTGGTGTAAGCCCTAGATGGAAACGTGGTTGCCGTGCCTCAACTGGCAGAAGTATGAAGTGTCAGACTTGGGGCGCGTCAGGAATGCCAAAACGGGCAGGGCATTATCCCCATTTCCTGATATGTATGGATATCTGGTCGTTAATTTTTCCGATTGTGAAAGAAGGTTGCGAGTTCGCGTCAATAGGATCGTTTGCGAGACATTTAATGGTCTGCCCCCGACTATCGGCCATCATGCCGCCCATGACGATGGCGACAAAACTAATAATACTCCGAATAATTTGGTCTGGAAGACGTTGCTTGATAATGCGCGTGATCGTATCAGGCACGGTACGCAATCTAGCGGATCTGAGGTGGCATCCAAACTGACCGCCGATCAAATCAGGAAGATAAGACTATCTTCGGCTCGACAGGTTGATCTTGCCCGTGAATTCGGTGTGTCTTTGACCATGATGAATTCTATCTGTACGCGTCGTGCGTGGGCGGATGTCGAGTAGATCGAGAGCATAGCATCGGCTGCCGAGCCAAACACCTCCGCCCCTCAATCCCGTAACCGTAGAGTTTATCGGTCCTAGCGGCGCGCAGATTCCTGTAAGCGCGGCGAACGCTATGCCGATGAACCTTCTCGGTCCGACCGGGTCGGCGATCGGCACGCCCCTCAATCCCGTCACGGTATCTTTCGTCGGTCCTTCGGGCGCTGTCGTAGCGGTGAGTGCCGCCAACCCACTCCCGATCACCGGCACGGCTACCGGCGCTACCGGCTCCGTAGGGCCTACCGGAGCTACCGGACACATTGGGGCAACGGGTCCTGCGGGGACTGCAACGAATACGGGCGCTACGGGACCTACTGGCCCGTCGCTGGGCTCGACGGGACCAACCGGTCCGACTGGAGCGGTCGCGGGATTTTCTGGCACCATCACGACATCTTCGCTCGTCGGGAAGACGATCACCGTTACCAACGGGCTGATCACGGGCTTCTCGTGACGTGGCGATCTCCAACGATCCGTTCCAAACCGAATATGCCGGTACCCCGACACGGCAGGTAAACACACCCCCGACGCCGGGTAATTTTGCGAGCTGGAACGAGAACGGGTTCATCGAGGACTCGAAGATCCCGAAGGGCGGCTTCACGGGAGGAACGGGACCGCACGGACCTACGGGAGCGGTAGGCCCTCTGGGGGCGACCGGGATGACCGGGGCGGGCGGTCCTACCGGATCAAGCGGACCGACCGGCCAGCAGGGTCCGTCTGGGGTAGGATTTACGGGACCGACCGGGCCTACGGGCGCCACTGGTATCCAGGGTCCGACCGGACCTACCGGACAGGTTGGGCCGACCGGTCACATAGGTCTTACCGGGGCAATCGGTCCCTCTGGGCCGATCGGACAAACCGGTCCCAGCGGGCCGCCCGGTCCTTTGGGATTGACCGGCCCTCTCGGAGGCACGGGGCCAACAGGCTACACAGGACACACGGGGCCGAGCGGTCCTACCGGGGCCGGCGCATCAGGGGCGACGGGACCGACCGGGACGACGGGTCCGACCGGCGGCGGGCCGGCGGGACCCACAGGTCCTGCGGGCGGTCCTACGGGTCCGACAGGGTTGCAGGGCCTGCAAGGCAACGCCGGCATGACCGGTCCCACGGGTCCGTCGGCTGGTCCCACGGGGGCCACGGGGCCGGCGGGACCCACAGGTCAGACCGGCGCGGCTGGTAATCTAGGGGCGACAGGTCCTACCGGCGCGGGCGGAGCACAGGGCGTTGCAGGCCCAACGGGCAATACAGGCCCGACGGGCACTCCGAGCACCGTTACGGGTCCGACCGGACCGTCTGCCGGGCCGACCGGTTCCGTAGGAGCTACGGGGCCTACGGGAGCAACTGGGGCAGGATCGACCGTTACAGGGCCTACGGGCAACACCGGGCCTATGGGCACGGGTCCCACAGGACCTACGGGGGCGATCGGTCCCACCGGGTCGGGTCCCGGCGGCTTCTCCATAACGACCAGCATCTATACGAGCAACACCACGCCCTTGGCGATGACCGCGACCAACGGTCTGTTGTACTGCATCAACCAGGGTACGCCTGCCGCGCTCACCGCTAACCTTCCGGCTTCTCCAGCCACGAACTTGACCGTCGGCATTAAGGATTTCGGCAACAATTTCACTACCAACAATTGCACGGTTAAGACAACGGACGGCTCTATCATTTACTCGTATGCGAGCACGGCTGGCGCGACGGGGTATCTCATGGCCGCGAACGGTCAGCAGAACTGGTTCACTTACAACGGCTCTGGGTGGGTGGTCTGGTGAGGAAGCTGGCTTTTGCGATCCTTCTTATCAGCGGCATCTTCGGGCTGTCGGCCGTCGTAGGTGCGTTCGTCCCGCTCACGATCACCGACGGGACCAACACCGTCCCCAACACCAGCATGATTACCTTTGGGAACGGCTTTATCGTCGGAGGCAGCAACGAGGCGGCGACCGCCAATCTAAAAGCCCCCGACCGCACCGTTACGACAAGTCCGACCGTCGGGGCTGGCGACATGGCGGGCCAGATAAACCTCAACGGCTCGTCTTTAACGCTGAATATCCCGGCGATTTCGTCCACCGTCTTCCCCGCCGGGGCAACGTTGGTGGCGGATAACTTCGCCGCGACCAACGTGACCGTGTCGTCCACGCCGACCGTCAACGGGTGCCCATCAACAATCTATCCGGGCGGGTTCGCCGCGTACCTCTCGAACGGCGTGTCGTTGGATTGCGCAGGGTTCCCCGGCTGGGGTCAGCTCCTCGGTCAGATCAACACATGGACGGCGACCCAATCCTCAACGCCTCAGACGCTGACGATCTCTACCGCGACCTTTACGCCCTCCGCGGCGGCGGGCAACAACATAAAATTCACCCTTGTTCACGCATCGTGTCCCTGCACTCTTGCCAATCCATCGGGAACGCCGGTCGCCGGTACGTCGGGGGTAATCGAGATCACGCAGAGTTCGTCTGGATCGGACACGATCGGAACTTGGGGGTCGTCGTATCTTTATAGTGGCGGAACAGCCTCGATCGCGCTATCTACCGGAGCGAACGCCACCGACACGCTCTCCTATTATGTCCGGGATTCGACGCACATCGTCCTCACGACAGCGGCGCTGAATGCGACCCACTAGAAATGCCGGGACCAGTTAGTGACAGCAACCCAGGGCCGTCCGAACGGTCTCCTTACGTCCCGTCGTGGTGCTATGATCCGCCGGGTCCGAAGATGTGCCCCTGCGGTCATCATGAAGGCTATCACGACTCGTTCGGTCGGTGTGTCCTCGCCAGTGAATGCCGATGCTACGGATTGCCAAGTAATTGCCTTACTCCGTTTCCTTGAGCGCTCGCTCTTTGCCTCTCTGATTCTTTGTCCGATCGTCGCCGAGGCGGCGTGTTCCACCTCTGGGACGTATCCCAAGTTCATCTACTGTCCTGCGGGCACCACGACGCTGGTCGTGCCGTCAGACTGGAATTCGGCTAACAACACAATCGAGATATGGGGCGCAGGCGGTTCCGCCTCTGGCGCTAATGGTGGTGGCGGGTCGGGGTACTCCAAATCGGTCAACGTCGGGCTCACGCCGGGTGTGACGGTCGCGATGTCTATCGGCACGGGCAACAACTTCGGCGGCGGAGGCGCAGACAGTTGGTTCTGCAATGCTAATGCCAACTGTGGGGCGATCACGCAATCGGCGGTGGTCGCCGGGGCCAAGGGTGCCAGCAGCACGGGCGGAGCGGCCTCCGGCGGCGTCGCGACGGGCACCGGGGCGGTCAAGCACTCGGGCGGTAACGGCGGGACCGGGTCTTTCGCGGGTGGTCGAGGTGGCGGAGGTGGCGCCGGCGCGGGTGGCCCTAACGGCGACGGGGCGACGGGCGGCAACGACGGCAGCTCGGGGTCTGGAGGGGGCGGCGGCGGGTCGGGCGGCGGGACTGCCGGTCAAGCTGGCCAGAGCGCCACTTTGGGCGGCGCAGGCGGTAACAACTTCAGCGGCTCCGGCTCCGGCGCGGGCGGCAGTTCCGGCAATGGCACGGCGGGGACCGTCGGCGGTGGCGGTGGCGGGTCGGGCGGAGCGAATGTCGGTGGTGCGGGTGGGGCCGGGATAGACTCTGCCGATGGTGCGCACGGCGCGGGGGGCGGAGGCGGCGGGGCCGGCACGAACGGGTCGGTCGGTGGGTTGTGCGGCGGCGGCGGGGGGGCGCTGTATTCCGGCGGCACTCAGGGAACCGGCGGAAATGGCTGCGCCGTGCTCGCGTACTATCCGCCGCTCGGGAATAAGCTGATGTTCAAAAGTGGCCCTGGATGGTAATCACACGCGATGAAACTGTGTCTCAATTCTATCGTGAGGAATGAGAGTGCTCGCATCGAGCGTATGCTCTCCTCGGTTGTGCCGTACATCTCGTGTTGGGCGATTCGCGACACCGGATCGACCGACGGCACGCAGGACATCATCCTCACCTACTTCAAGCACCGCCGGGAAACGGACGGTCTTAATCCTGTAGGGTGCTTGTTCGAGGGGGAGTTCACAGACTTCTCCTCGGCACGGAACGCCGCCCTCGATAACGCCGAGAGCCTGCCGCTGGAATACGATTACATCCTCCTGGTCGACGCGGACATGGAATTGAAGGTGGATCATACGGGGTGGCGTATCGGCGATATCATTGCTGCCGATCCCAATCCCCCTAACGCCTACCGCTTGATCCAGCGCGACAACACCATCTCCTATCGCAACACCAGACTGGTCAAGCGAGGCTGCGGAGCACGGTATGTGGGCGTGACACACGAATACCTCAGCGTCCCCGGCGAGACAGCGAGCCTCGACGGCGCGTGGTTCGTCGATCATCAGGACGGCTCGAACCGCAAGGACAAGTTCATCCGAGACCTGAAACTGCTCGACGCAGACCTTCTGCGGGACCCGGACAATCCGCGTACCCACTTCTATAGGGCTCAGACGCTCAAAGACATGGGGCGGTTCGAGGAGGCTGCGGAGGGGTACATGAAGCGGGCGGAATTGGGCGGGTGGGACGAGGAGGTCATGTATGCGTGGCTGCAGGCGTCGCGCTGCGTGAGGCAGTTCGGATGAAATCAGCCACCGATCTCGCCCTCCAAGCATACGAAGCGCGCCCAAATCGAGCTGAGGCACTTTATGAACTAGCGCGGCACTTCCGCGAGCGCGGCATGAACCACGTCGCCATGCTGTTCGCTGAACCCGGCCTGCGGATGCCCTATCCGAAAGACGATCTTCTGTTCGTCGAGGATGCGCCCTACCGCTATGGGTTCGCCGAAGAGGTCTCGATCGCAGGGTTCTATTCGGAACGTCACCGCGAGCAAGCGGCCGCGATCTGTGACGCGCTCGTGCTGGATCGGGGCGTGCCGCAATCCGTCCACAACCAAGCGTGGAATAATCTGTTCTTCTACACCCGTCCACTATCAGAGTTTGCGCCGTCGTTTACCGCGAAGCGCATCGAGTTCGAGCCGCCCGATGGGTATCGGCCGTGCAACCCGTCGATCTGCCGGTTAGGCGATCGGATGATCCTCAATGTCCGCGCCGTCAACTATCTGATCGGCGATGACGGGCGCTATGTGATGCGCGAGCCGGAAGTCAAAACCAGGAACTTCCTGTTTCACGTGAGACAGGATCTTGAGGTGGTCTTCGATAACGAACTCGCGCCGGAGTTGGGGCCGGTGGCCTTCCGAGGATGCTTGGGCATTGAAGATGTTCGCCTCTTCCCTTGGCGGGATGGGTTGTGGTTCTCAGCCACGACGCGCCAGAGGAACCCGGAAGGCTGGTGCGAGATCCACGTGGGAGCCACTGAAGCGGCTCCAGAGCTGCGTTGGATTCGGCCGCCGGGACCGAGGCGCGCTGAGAAGAACTGGATGCCGGTCGCCGACGGGTCGGGGCGATTCGTCTACTCCTGTGATCCGACGCTCGTCCTCAACTTCACGGGAGAGAAACACGCCGAGCATACCCCGTCGGTTGCGGCGGCAGAGTGGGGCGGCAGTTCACAGCTTATCCCGTTCGACGACGGGCTCCTGTGTCTCGTCCACGAGCGCCAAGCCTACCCAGACCCGATGCGCGGGCAGCGCAACTACCAGCGCCGATTCGTCTGGTTCGACAAGGATTTCCATATCCGTAAGGCTTCGCGGCGGTTCTTCTTCGGGGACGGAGAGGGCGAGTTCTGCTGTGGGATGTGTATGCACCCCGACGGGGAGAGGCTGGTTATCTCTTACGGAGTGCTTGATCGGCAGGCGTGGCTTGCGACGGTTCGGGCGGAGGAGGTGCGATGGCTCCTATCTGGCTCCGCCGAGCGAGGGCTGGCTGAGGCGCCAGGGAAACCTACACCTCAGCCGGCCCAGCGCGTACAGCGATACGAAACAGCCACGGGCGTCTGGTGGCTCCCAACCGACGCGCCTGACGATGCAACGATCAACGAGATCAAGGCTGGGCGTGTTTACGATGCGGCGGTCGTCGATGAGGCGCGCAAGCACATCAAGCGCGGTAGCGTAGTGCTCGACCTCGGCGCCAACTTCGGTCAGATGTCCGTGCTGTTCTCGCGGATGGTTGGGCCGGAAGGGCGGGTCTATGCGTTCGAGGCTGACCCGTTCATTTGCGGCTTGCTCAGGAAGAACGTGGACGAGAATGGCGCGACTAACGTGATCGTCATCGAGGCGGCGGTCTGGGACAAAGATTTTGAAAAACTTCCATACCCCACCCCAGATTTTAAGAGATTCAAGGCGTATGGCTCGTATGGCATAGACCGCCGAGGAGTGGCGGAATCAGATCGCTTTGTCCCATCCAAGACGATCGACAGCTTTCTTTTCACGGTGCCGATCAGCTTCATGAAGGTGGATGTCCAAGGCAGCGACCTGCGCGCGTTACGTGGGGCAAGAGAGACCATCCGGAAGCATCGGATGCCGATTATCTACGAGCACGAGGCGCTGTTCGACGAGGAGTTCGGCGTTTCATTCCGGGATTACGAAGGGTTTGTGGAGTCGATCGGATACACGGAAACTGCCGTCATCGGCGGCGTCAACCATGTGATCGAGCCCCTGCCCCTACCAACGGCTGAGGCTTTTGCTCGCTCGATCCCGCCCGCAGCGCCCTTGCGCTACAATCGGCCGCTTCTTTCGATGGAACAAGTCGAAAAGGCGACCAACTTGCTATTCGAGCGAGATCTCCCGCAGCACCGCGACAAGGTGAAGAACTGGGATACGTGGCTTGCGCTCTGCGCGTGCATGGACATCGAGAAAGACTTTGCGATCATGGATGCGGGGGGCGACCGCAACTCAGCATTCCTCCCCGGCCTCCAAAAGATCGGGTTCAAAAATCTTGCTAATGTAAATCTTGAAGAGCGAACACCCGGCTATGTTGCGCCGATTTACTATGTGACAGGAGACATTACGAATCTGAGGTGGGTGAGAGACGGTTCCTACGCCTTCGTCGCGTGCCTGAGTGTCATCGAGCACGGGGTAGACTGGCGTAAGTTCCTCGATGAGATGGCGCGCATTATCCGCCCCGGCGGGAAGCTGTGTCTGTCCTTCGACTACTGGGCAACCCACATTGATTGTGGGGACCGGATGGCGTTCGGTGCGCCGGTTAAGATATTCAGCGCATACGAGGTCTCCGAGATGGTTGATTATGCTCAAGGTGTGGGCCTCAACCTGCGTGAAGGCGACCTCGATTTACTTTGCCGCGATAGGGTCGTAAATTGGGTGGGGTTGGACTTCACTTTCATGTGTCTGCTGTTCGAGCGGGCGGAAAAGAGAGCATAGCATTAGCTGACCACGGGGCCGATCGCCAACGATCCTGCGCAGGCTGAGTACGCCGGCCTTCCCGTAAGGCAGTCTGGCACCGTTACAGCCGGTCACGGTGTGGAGTGGGCCGCCCCTGGTTTTGTTCAGGACTCGGGTCACAGCCCTACCGGAACGACAGGCTCTACAGGACCCACAGGACATACAGGAGCTGCTGGGGCAACCGGCGCGACAGGGAACACCGGCCCGGCCGGTAGCGCAAGCAACACCGGGGCCACCGGCCCGGCTGGTCCCACGGGGGCGACAGGTCCCACGGGAACTGCCGGAGCAGCAAGCAACACCGGAGCTACGGGGAACACCGGAGCTACCGGACCAAGCCCAGGCTCCACCGGGCCTACGGGCGCTGTCGGAGCTACCGGCCCTACAGGGAACACGGGGGCTGCGGGCGCGGCTTCGACCGTTACAGGGCCTACCGGGCCAACCGGAGCAGCGGGCGCGACCGGGGCGACCGGAGCGGCCAGCACGGTCACAGGACCCACCGGTAACACGGGTAATACGGGTCCTGCGGGCACCGCGAGCAGCACCGGGGCAACAGGGCCGACCGGGGCCAACCCGACCAACGGGTCATTCGCTAATCTCACGGCTACCGGCGCGACGATAATACTTTCCGGCCTGCCGACGCTCGATCCTCACGTCGCCGGCCATTTGTGGAGCAACGGCGGCGTCGTTAACGTCAGCCTCGGCTGATGCCGACCGGCCCCATATACGGCGAATACTCCGGTACTACGGTCCGGCAAGTCGGCGGCGTCGTTAGGGCGGGGCAAGGCGCATACTGGAACGATCAGGGTCAGCTCGAAGCCGGCACCACGGGTGCCTTTACGGGCGCTACGGGGCCTACGGGTCCGATGGGCGGTCCCACGGGCGCTATCGGACCAACCGGACCGCAGGGGCAGATTGGGTCTGCCGGCAACACAGGCCCCACGGGCACTCAGGGCGCGGCAGGTGCGCAAGGGGTCACCGGTAATACCGGCCCGCTAGGTACGGGACCGACCGGCAATACCGGCGCTACGGGCGGCGTGGGGGCCACGGGTCCGACAGGCGCGATAGGTCCTACCGGCAGCACAGGCGCAACCGGGGCCACTGGTGCTACCGGGGCCACTGGATTCGGCGCAACCGGTCCGAGTGGACCAACCGGAGCCATCGGATCAACCGGACCGCTAGGTACGGGACCAACTGGGTCAACGGGTCAAACAGGGCCGGTCGGCCCGCTGGGCCTGACCGGACCACAAGGCCCGACTGGCACTGCTGGTGGCGTAGGCCCGCTGGGCAGCACGGGACCGACCGGGAATACGGGCGCGGCGGGTCCGGCTGGAATAGGGTTCACAGGGCCTACCGGGGCATCGGGGGCTGGCTCGACTGGCCCAATCGGCGTTACGGGTCCCGTCGGGGCCACGGGACCCATAGGGCCGACCGGGGCCACGGGCAATACGGGTTCTACTGGGCCGCTCGGTACTGGCCCCACGGGTTCTCAAGGGGCGGCCTCCACGGTCACAGGGCCTACCGGCAACACCGGACCGACGGGCGCTACCGGGATGGGGAGCGCGGCCAATACCGGCGCAACGGGTCCCATAGGGCCGACCGGGGCTACGGGCAATACTGGTGCGGCAGGTGCTGCGACAAATACAGGAGCTACAGGTCCCGCTGGGGTCACCGGCAACACCGGGCCACAGGGGGCGATAGGCGTCACAGGGCCGACCGGTAACACCGGGGCGGCGGGCGCCGCCAGTACGGTCACAGGCCCCACTGGTAACACCGGGCCTACCGGTAACACGGGACCGCTCGGAACGGGGCCTACCGGCGCTGCTTCTACAGTAACCGGGCCTACTGGGCCGACCGGAACGGCGGGCGCGGCGACGAATACCGGGGCGACCGGGGCGACCGGGAATACCGGCCCGATGGGGGCGGCGGCCAATACCGGCGCTACCGGACCCGCAGGCCCGACTGGGGTCACCGGCAACACCGGGCCGGCAGGTGCCGCCACGAACACGGGAGCAACGGGCAATACGGGGGCTACGGGACCTACGGGCGCGGGCGGCGCGGCGGGCAGTATCGGCCCCACGGGCAACACGGGTGCCACAGGGGCGGCGAGTACCGTAACGGGACCTACGGGATCGGGCAGCAACTACGCCGCGACCATCATCAGAGTCACCTCGACCGGCACCCAGAGCGTCGCGGCCTCTCTAACACATCCGACGCAGGTCATCTGGGCCAACTCCTCTCCCGGAGCCAAAACGACCACGATCACGAGCGCCGCCGCTGGTTTTACCGGGTGTACGATCGACGTTGCGGCCATTCTTGGCGCGGGAGATACGCACACGATCACGCCGCACGCCGGGGATACGATAGGTAGCGGCTCTAATTACACATTCACCGACATCAACACCCAAGGCACCAACATCCCCCTGATGTCCGACGGTATTTCAAATTGGATTGTCCGATGAGGGCTCTATGCTTTCTGCTGCTGGTAGGCTTGATGCTTGCCAAGCCTGCTCACGCCATCAACGAGACCGTCCCACCCCCAATCGTACTCACCGACGGGGCGACAATCACGGTTCCCTGCCCCGGCCCTCTGGTCCCGGTCACCTATTACCTGACGCTGACTGGCAACAACCATCAAATTCTATTTCCACCCGCATGTCCGGTAGCCGCGAACGGTTTATCGGTCAAGTTTCGGATTAACGCCGGGAACAACTCCGGCTCTCCCTATACCGGACTTAGTTTTGGTTCAGGCTACAATTGGGCTCTCCAGTCACCATACGCTATTTGCACCGGAACCGGCGTTCCGAACGTTGCTTGTCCTGCTGCGGAAATTGCTAGTCAAATCGACTGGTTCGGTTGCGACGTTGTCGGGACCAGTTCTTCGTCCACAGAATGGGACTGCTGGACGCCGCAGTACGCAGTGAGCCCTCCGATAGTGGCTGTAGCCGGCGCGACTAATTCCTGCGGGTCGTCAAACGGCACGCTCCCCTGCACGACCTCCGCCACAAACATGATGGGGGTTAACCACATCGTCGGATGCCTGAGTTATTACATTGGTGCCGGCGGTAGTAGCGTGTTTTCCGATAGTTTGGGAAACACCTACACGCAGGTTTACTCAGCAGCTCAGGATAACGTTACGGGGGTTTTGCTTTACGTGCAGGCGCCCACTGTGTCTACTTCTATGACATTTACAGCTAGCGCTAGCGGGACAACTGCAGCGCCCGCTCTTACCGTCATGGGTTTTGCTAATGTGGCGGTAAGCCCTCTTGACCAATCCTCTCACGCTGGGGTGGGTAACATAGCCACAATTCAACCGGGTTCCATAACCCCGACTCAGGCGAACGAGCTGTTGGTGTCGTGTCTTGCAGTAAACAGCACCCAGAGCGGGATCGGTGTATCGTCACCATTTACCGCAGGACCTATTCTTAACGGCACCGCCAACCACCAAGGCGTCGCGGAGGCATATCAGATCCAAACTCCAGGCCCAACAGCCGAAAATCCAACTTGGACATGGACAACCCTGGAAGCCGCGATGGCGGGGCAGGCGAGCTTCAAGTGAAGCGCGTACTAGCCACATTTGCGGTTCTGCTTTCGATTGTCGGCACCGTTGCGCTTGCGAACAACGGTGGGTTGCTTGTGGGCGGGCACGTGGTCGGTTCCTCGCCTCCCCCTTCGGGGCCACCCACACCCCCGACCCAAGCCGCGGTTGCCGGTTTCACGACCTGCGTCCTCTGCATAGATTTCACCCGCGCGTCAGGCGGAGTATGGGTGAACGGCGTAACTCTTGCTGGCGTAAACGCTTCCGATACGAGCACTTGGCTCGACTGTGCCGGGGCGAGCAATCCCGTTCTTTTCCAGGGTACTATCGGGGGTGTGCAAGGCCCTTGTCCAACTATCGTAACCGACACGAACGGGAAGCAGGTTCTCCAGATAGACCTCCCCGCCGGGACCGGCACGAACGGGGGCACCGGCGCGAACAACGGCCTGCAACATGGGGTCCTCAGCACGACAAACCTTGGCCGCATGGGAGCCCTGGCGAACTCAAATCTTTACATGGAGTCGAATTATCGCATCCCCGTATATCCTACCACGTACACAGGTAACCCAATTAGCTACGCAGCCGGCCCGTGGCTTGGGGGACCGGACGGCGCCCCGAGCGCGCAGGGGCAATGGAATTTTCTGGAAGGTGATGCCCAAGAGATATTTGGGAATCCAAATGTTGGAGGGGGATACGACGCTTGTTTCCACACATGGTATACGGGCGGAACATTCTATAACTTCGGCACCCCTGGGTGCGTCTGGGAAGGAAGTTTCCCGCCCGGCTTCCCCGGCGGCGGCTTTATCAGTAATTATATCACGACAGGCATACGTACCACCAGCGATGGAAGCACCGCCAGATACCAATGCGGCTGGCTTAATACCACGTTCGCTAACTGTGTTCACGCGAACGTTGACAACTCCACTATGTTTGCGTGGCAAGTGAGCGACGCTTCTAGCCGCCACGCTCTCAATATCGACGCGGTGGGGTTTAACCAACTCCCAACAAACGGAAGCGCGCCGGCAGAAATAAAGGAGTGGGTAGACCACCTCTATATTTGGAGCTGCGCCGGTTGGCAGACCACTGCGTGCAACACGTCCAGCGCCGACCCCGGAGGGTACTGATGAACATCCTGCCCCTAGCGTTTTATGTTTCTACGATAGTCGTTCCAGCTCCGGTTGACGTGATTACGCCGGTTGACGTGGTTGAACATCTACACAGTTGGAGCTGCACGAGCTGGCCAACCAAGGGATGCAGCGCGCCGGCTGACGTAGAAAAGCAAACCGCAGATATTTACTTCCCGCCACCCGGCTCCTCGTGTGCGGTCGAGCTTGCGTTGTGCGGCAACGAGTATTGCGGCCTGGAGCAAACAGACGAACAGTGGAAAGAGTGGTCTCGCAAAGCCGCCATTTGTCATGACCGATGACCTGGGTACGTAATCCGTGGTGGGACGGCTTCTGGCTGCTGAGTGGGCTCCCGATCGGCGTTATACTGCTGTTGTTTGTGCCAGATCCGCAGGTCTGGTTCATGGCCTCGACGATAATGATCCTTGAAACGGGGCACGTCATCTCGCCGATGATCCTGGCATGGAGCAAGCCGGGGTTGCGCGCGATCGTGCGGCGTGAGTGGGGCAGGCACATTGTCCTGCCTGGCATTCTTATTGGCGGGTGCCTTTTGCTGCCCTGGACGGTCGTCGTTGGGGTCTATTTCGTTTGGAATATCTGGCACTTCGGGATGCAGATATTCGGTGTCACGTGCCTCTACCGTCCCAGAAGCAGCCAGAACGAGCGGATGTTGCGGGCGCTTGGGTGCCTCGCCTTCACGGCCTTTAGCATAGGAATTTTCCCATTCCTGGGTGAAGGACCGAAGCTCCACGCGATCTCTTTCGGAATCTTCTCGTTCAATCACTGGCTCACCGACATCGGTCTGTCCAGCCAAGCGTCGGGCTGGCGTTGGGGATTTATCCCGCTCGTTCTCGTTCTCGGTCTTGCGTGGCTAGTGCTGCGCAACGGCCCCCTATCGGTGCAGTCCGTGCCGCAGATTCTCGCTTTCCGCGCGGGCATAGGCATGGTCCACTTCGTCTACAGCGCGCGGGTTTGGAAGCTCAGCGATCCACAGGTGCGCGCGGCGATCGGGCGGGATCTCCTGAGCGCCTAAATGCGCGTTTTCCTCCCCCTACTCATCTTGTGTCTGCTGACGGTCAACGGCGAGGCTGTGCTGTTCTGGCGCCAGGGCTCGATGGGGCCTGCGGTCATAACCACTGCTACCTACATCAACGACAGCGGCTCGACCCTACCGGCCGGGACGCCGATTTCGTTCGGTCGGGGCTTCCGTGACGGCGATATCCCGGCCGGGACGTACCCGGTCATCCGGGACGCCGCAACTCACGCTGTCCTAGCCGGCCAACAGTGGGACGAGATCGCCACCCGGTCAGTGAACGGCGGGGACGGCTCGTGGCTTCATGCGGTGTGGGCGGTGTGGCTCCCCAACAGCTTAGCGAACGGAGCCACCTATCAGGTCGAGTTCATTGCTCGGAGCGGAACTTACTCTGAAACCTCTCACCAAGCGCTTTCGGTGCTGTGCAGCGGTCCTGCGGCGCACGACCTCAAGATCCACCTAACCGACGTGCGCAACCAGGACGATTCATTACGCAATTCGGGCGATGCGACCTTCGACATCTGCAGCAACATCGCCAACACAGGTCGGGACGCACCGCGACACCTCCGCGCCGGGAATGTCTATGACGAGTATGAAGTCAGCGGCCTGTTCATGTACGCCACGACGGGGCAACAGGACCCGCTTCTTTACGCTCAGTGCATCGTCGACATCTTCACCAAGACAGATGGCACCTCTCCGGGTGATGTCAGATGGGTGTGCCACGTCCATAACTCATGGGAGAACGTCTCTTCAGGTAGCGCCGGGACCGGGCCGGGGCCTGTAGGGTTCCCGAACGACCCGCAGTTCATCTCCTTTCGTACAGAGGTGGACGACGGTTCTACGGACGTGCTGGATTGGAGCGGACTCGACGCGACGGTATCATCGGCGAGCAACCCCGTCGTCAACGCCGCCGTCAATTCGTGCAACGCCAACGGCGAGACGGTTTGCATCAACATTCCCTCCTCGACGGGCGCGAATGCTTGGTATCTGGGACAAGCCTCTAGGGTCACCTCGACGGGAACGCCGATCGGGGGGCTGACAAACGGGGGCCTCACGTGGATCTGGCCCTCGGGAACGGCGACCACCAATTCGAGCACGGGTTCCCAGTTTATCAACCCGATGATCACGCCCTATTTTGGCGAGACGTTCCCCCTCACCAGCTCTCAGGGCAGCGGCTCGACGACGTTCTCCGCACGGCAGGTCCTCTACCACTTCAACGCGTTTCAGACCCTCGATTCGACAGGCCAGGACAACTGGTCCCCGATCGGCACGACCACGCGGGTGACGCGGAAGGTGTACCCGGCTTTCACCGCCGCTGAAGCGCAATACTGGGAAGAGTCGGGGGTGATCCTCCCGATCAACCGCGCTCAGACCGTAGGCACCCTCGGGCCGAGGTGGAACTTGGGCGGCGGGGTCAATTACGAGCCCGAAGGGGCCATGAATATAACAGGAGGAACCGGCGGGGGAACCCGGCCGGATCTGGGGGTGAGCGGAGAGTATGCCGCCAAAGCGTGGGTGACTCAGGCGCAGGGTGACTGGGACCTCGCGCGGCTCTTCACCCTCGGTACGACCATCCAGGGCTTCGCCACGATGCTTGACGAGGAGAGCGGGCGCATCTCTCCTCTAAACGACGGCCCTCCGGTGGGTGCGGGTGGAAACGGGACTGGCGGCACCTATGCCGGACTCGGGCCTTTGCGGAACCAGATCGCCTGGACCCTGCCGCAGAATGTTCCAGTGCAAGGGTTGGCCCAGCCTCTCGATTTTGTCCCTAACGCCTGCTGCCACTATGCGGGGGGAGGCCAGCCCTCGAACGGGTCGTCGACCGGCTTCGGCACTTCACTCGACCACATGCCATCGTTCGACGGGTTCACGTACCTGATCTTCGGTGACCGGCACTGGCTCGATCTGATCCAGTGGCAAGCGAATGCGATGTTCGCCCAGCAGCGGGTCGGGCCGGGGCCAGAGTTGGGACAGGGTTTTTACCGCGACAACAACGCCAAATTCACCAACGGCAACACTTACCACTACTGGGGGTTGCTGACAGTGTGCTGTCAGGGACGCGGTTCGGCATGGCTGATCCGGGATGTGGAATACGCTGCAGCCTTTGGTGCGGATTCCGCTCCGGAGAAGCAGTATTTCAACGACCTACTGACGGAGACGGGTAACTATTGGCCTTTGTTCCTCAAATACCGCGATGGTCCCGCGAGCACCGGCTACAGCGCCTCGATCTACCCTCCGGGAGAACCTGATACGGTGGGCGGGGGTGCGCTGACCAGTGGATTTGTCGCCCCAGGATACATTGGAGGAGTGTCGTACAACGGCGAGGTGTGGCTGCGCGTACCGATGTTTAGCACCTGGAACACCAAGCTCCAGTATTTCTACGAGGGGGTGTGCGGAGGGGTCTTGGCGGGGTCGACGGGCCAGCCGGACTTCTGGTGCGCCCAAGAGGACCTCATGGCCCAAATCCACGATGGCGGCGCGACGCCGACCGGGTTTGGCGGCAACGTCGGTCAGTACATGAACGGGACCGACGCCTCGGATTGGGGCTCGTGGAGCGTTTACGGCAATCTCTTGGCCGGGGGACAGGTGGGATATCTTGGATTCGGTGCGTATCCCGTTGAGGTGGGTGACACCATCCACTTGATCTATAACGGGTGGGACGGCGGACATTTAGGCGCGAGCACGCCGATCGATCAGCTATCGGGGACGCGGTGGTACACGGTCATCGGCCCAGTCTGCAACGGCTCGTGCAGCGGATATCAGCACACGTTCTATGTGCAGTGCAACTCGTCTGACCACACCAATTTCCCGACGCAGTGTCCGACCGCCGGAGCGGCCTTTACCGGGTTTACGCAAAGCACCACCCCCGTCACCCCACCCCTACAGGTCTATCCGGTGTTCCGCTATCAGTACGATCCGGGGGCCGGTCAGGGATACGCCGATCCGAACTATTCCGATTATATGGGGGCGTTGGTCAACGGACTAACCATCATGGGGTTCGACACCAGCAGTGTGTCGAGCAAGTTCCAGAGCCGGTGCAATTTGCCTTCTGATTCAGGTGGATGCTACAATCCGTCGCTGCCTAGCTTGTGGTGGGACCCGACGATCGTCGTGCCGGGACTACCGCCAGCGGTTAATGGGACGTGATGATGAGTGTCCGTTGGGTCTTGGGTGTGTTAGCTCTGCTCTGGCTCGCTTTAGCACTAAGCGGATGCTCGGGTCTCGCCCAACTCGGAGGCGCCGACGCCGGGAAAGCCTTCTGCGGTCAACTGTCGGCCAACAACCCGCTCGCTACCGCCCCTGCGGCACCGGTAGGCCAGATGACCTTCAGCGCCCCAGGCGGGACTCGCGTGGCTCTATGCACGTGGTAATATGTCCAAAACCGCACATGACGCCATATTAGCGCAGCACAGGGCGATGTCCGGGGTGAGGATGGGCCGGAACGGCTGCCCCATTTATCCGACGCAACCGCTCTATCGGCGAGTGAACCTCTCCAATATGGACGCTCCCGTCCCAGGCGAGCGCACCGATGTCAAAATAGAATTGGCCCAGTTCGTCTTGTTAATGTTGCTGGGTGCCATCGGTGGCAGCGTTGTAGCTCTATGCACGTGGTAAGCGACTGGCTTGGGTTGCTCATCCAGGCCGTAACCTTGGGTACGCTGGCTGTCGGCTTCATCCATGTGCTCAAAAAGCAGGAAGAGACCCACGTCTCACTAAACAGCCGTTTAACCGAACTCGTCGACTCCGTGCGAAAAGAGAGCCATCAGGCCGGACGAGCGGAAGCGGAAGCGGAAGCGAAGGACCGGAAGGACCGTAACGAGAACTGGAAAACGTGATGAACCTAATCGTCATCATCCTCATCATCATCCTGTTGCGGGGCGGTCTATGACGTTCAAGAAACTCCTCGCGATACTTGGTTTCGCGAAAATGTCCAAGGCCGACGCGAAGTACACGGACCAGTCGAGCGGCAAGGATGATTGTCTGCTCTGTATGGAATTCAAGATCCACCGCTGCCGGGTGGTCAAGGGGCGGATAAATCCGAATGGCTGGTGCAGCCGGTTCGCTGCTAAAGATTGGGTAGGGACCAGCCATTTCGAATGAGCACGCGGCCGGGTCACCACACCACGACGGTTAGCGCCGTCGGCTGACGAGCCTGATACCTCCGGGTCCGAAGCTCAGCGTCTTGGTTTCGCCGCCAACTGCAATGCAGCACTCACCTGTGGCCTCGTCCGCCGTAATGATCTCCCCCGCCACATCGGTGTAGCTGTCCGTGCGCACGATTTTCCAGATGCGCTTGTCGTCGGCGCTTTGCCAGGATTCGAGCTTCATATGGGGGACTCGTAAGTGTCACGGGAAACTGATATATGGTGTCGCATGTCGCTTGCGTCGAATGTGCTTGCCATCCTCGGGATTGTTAGAAACGTCTCCTGGACGGTTCAGGAGACTCTTAGTCTCGTCAGGAGTTTCAATCCTGCCGACGCGGAGGCCAGACTCGCCGCAATCGATCAGAAGCTGGACCTGCTCATCGGACAGACGAGCGGGCCAGAAACCGGCTTTTTCATTCCACCCGAAGAGGAGCCCTTTATGAGCGTACTACAATTGGAAGTTGGTCAAACTGCCGTAGGCGTGGCGACCTTCAGCGAACCAACGCCCCCCGCAGACGGCGCGGTTACTTCGGACACCCCGGCGGTCGCCACGATTTCCCTCGGCTCCGACATGGAGACTTGGACCTGTGTGGGCGTGAGCGTAGGAACGGCCACGATGACCTGGACCGGCACCAGCGCACCCCCCGATGTCGGCCCCGTTCAGGTTGCCCCGATGGTGGTTACGGTTGTGGCGGTTCCGGCGGCCGAGACTGGCGATTTCAACCCTACCGGCGCAACGATCACCGGCCCTTGACCGAAGCACCGAAACCGTCCTGGTATCTAGGTCCCAGGACGGACGCTACTCCAGCCGCGTCTACCCTCACCATAAACGCGGCTGGGCTGGCTATCATCGAGACCTCCGAGGGGCTCGTCCTGACGGCTACCCAAGATCCTACCGGAGTGTGGACGATCGGGTATGGTCATACGATTGGGGTAGTTCAGGGCCAGCAGATCACCGTAGACCAAGCCAACGCCCTGCTGGCGCAAGACCTCGCGGTGTTCGAGAGCGGCGTTGGTGCCGTCGCCGTCAATCCGACCAGCAATCAATTTTCGGCGATGGTAAGCCTTGCCTACAACATCGGCATGGGAGGCTTCAACGGATCGACGGTGCTGCGCGACCACAACGCCGGGAACTTCGCGGGTGCGGCCGACGCCTTTCTGATGTGGGATAAGGCTCACGTGGACGGACAACTGGTGGTTCTGCCGGGGCTCGACGTGAGACGGGCGGCAGAGCGCGCCTTGTACCTGACGCCGGATAGTGCCCCGGCTCCTCCCCCGATGCCTCCCCCGACCGAGGCGACGATCTCCGTTGCCCTGCCCACCGAAGGAACCGACCAATCGGGGAACAAAGTGAAGTTGGTATGGAGTTCGGTGGCGGCTGGGATAGTCATGCTTGCCGGCGGTCTCGCCTTATCGCCCAAGCCTGATGTTGCGCCCATAGCGCGCCCTCCGCTCGAACGTGGGATGGAGATCACCATCCGCCACGGCTTCGACTTCTCGGGATCGACCTTTACGTTTGATCAGAATCTGAGGCCGGTGCCGATCGAAAAGGGGCGGTAATGTTTCGTTACCGTCGCGGCGATTACGAATGGGCTGTTGCGGGAATGGGCACGCCGGAGGAGGCCGCTCTCTACGCTGACGGGTTTAGGGCCAACAATCCCGGCGGCTGGTCAAGGCAAGCATCGATCGGGGAGTTGGCGATCTTTATCCGAAAGGTGCGCTACGGGTCTAATGGCAGCGGCGCGGGGCGTGCAGAAGACCCTGTCCCCGCCGCCGCAATGATGGAGTGAGCATGATCGAGATACTCTGGATCGTCTTCTGGGTGCTGGGGCTCGTGTTTTTCTGGCCCGGCGGTCCTTGGGCTCAGCCCGGTACATGCTGATGTTCGCCCTGACTGGGCTAGCTCTTTTTGACGGTCTGGGCCGACCGCTACTCAGATGATAAGGAACTCAGATGGAAGTCGTCTTTTTTAGAACCACTCCCGCTGACCGCGCCTTGCCTGACGGGCAGGGGTTTGAGCAGGACGGAACCAAACTCATCTCGGACATTCGTGTAATTTTCGAGTCGGATGCAGAGCGGCGTGAATTCATAGCCCGGTCTGGCGCAAACCCGCGACCGGGTGAGATGGCTATCCTATAGCCTGGCGCGTTCTCGAAGCACGATGCGCTCTCCCGCCTCGACATCCCCGGTAATCGTCCATAATTCTGCCGCGACGATCCGAGGATCGTAACTCTCCCAGAAAGTTCGTTCTCCGAACATGTGTTGTATGGCGTGGTGGTCGGCGCACAGCGGCACCGCCCACATGTCCGAAGGCTTCAAACTAGTCCCACCGTCGGTTCCGATGCGGATGTGCGCCGCCTGAGATGGCTGGCGGGCGCAGATGATGCACGGCAACATCCGAATGAAGGCGAGGTGCGCGGGTGCGCGCCTAGGCATGGGACACCCCGAAGGCGTCGTCGACCGCGGGGGGGCTATCAACGGGCGCGCCTTCGGGGCGATCCGCCTGGGGAGGCGGACCTTGTTCGCTTATCCACCACAATCTGCTCATGACTCCATCGATGTACTGATTGAGCAGCCTCAACTGCCAATCTAGCTGCCCGATGTATTCCTCGTCTCTCTCCACCCGGACGACGCGGCGCTGCAAATGCCGGTGCCATGCTAGGAGGTCAACCCACCTCCGACCCGACACAAGCAACTGCCCCTGGAGCTGCGGCCAGTGTTTGTGGGCGGCGTCCGGATCGAGCAGATAATCAACCTGTCCCGTGGGCGTCGGACACTTTATCTCCAGCAATCCATCCTCTCCGATCAGCCGATCGGGCGAGCAACCAGCCTTCCCGTCGTCGGTCGTGATGAAGCCGATCAATTGCGTCTCGACCCCGGTTTCCCACTCATACCACGCCACCGCCTCGGGCTCCATTTCCAACCCGCGCTCCATGTGATAGCTGGTGAAGGTCTCCACGGGCCGTTTTAGCAGACGCTCGGCGATCAAGTGATGGGCCAAGTGCTTCCACTGGGTAGACGGCTGTCCCTTGGGGAACTTTTTGGACGGCTTGGTGAATAGGGCATGGAAGTTAGAGCTGGTCGGGAGGCCGAGCTTTAGCGCCTCGTACTCACTGGAATATTGAGCGCAAAAATGTAGTTTAGGCATCCTATATGCTCGCCTTTAAGGCCGGGCAATCGTGTAGTTTCAGCCTTGCCTTGACGTACACCGCTAAGCATTCCTCTACGGTATCATACAAGCCGAGGTAGATATGTTTTCTGTTTACTGATATTTGGGCTTGATATTTCCCGGAATTGTGAGTCGTCACCCCTTTCGGCAGACCATTTTCCTTTAATTTGATAGCTAGGTGATTCTGAGCGTTCTGGCACAGAGTGGCTTCGCGTAAATTATTAATGCTATTGTTTAGGTGATCACCATCAACGTGATCCACGACCATCCCCGTTTTTGGCCACACTCCGTAATAATGCAACCACGCGAGTTGATGCGCTGTCGTTATTCCCCGATTGATCCCTATGTATCGATATCCGTCGTGAACGGTTCCAGCCACTGTGCCCAAGAGGCGCACATGGTTGGTAGGCGGAACTATCCACCTAATAACACCCGTCTCCTGATCATAGGAGAATCTTCGGCGCACCTCTCCCGCCGACAAGGTGTTCTCGCTGTGATAAAACTCAGGCATCAGCAGTCCTTGATTTCCCGCACGGTGCCGGGAAAGATCTCCCAATCGGACATCTCCGCGCCGCTATCCTCTGTGTCCGTAATCTCGCCACGCTTAGCTTTTGCTATAGCCTCCGCCATGCTGTCAGCCTCGATTAGAAAGTACATGCCCGTCAGCGTGGCTTTGCCGCGAAATTCATACATCATGCCGTTGGCGCCTTCTGTAGCTTCGCGATAGCCTCTTCCAGTGCCATCTATTCTTCCGGCCCCTCTCCGTCGTCTCTGCACCGCCAAAAGCACATGCGATTCCCCCGGCACCAATCGGCGTCTGGACATCCTGGCGGATACATCTGCGCATCGGCCGGAATCCCGGTCCCGAGAACAGGCCGCCAGCAGCTTTTCGGAATGATATACCTCGGCTCGTCATCAGGCATCTGCTGACGCCTTCTGTGAGAGTTTGGAAATAGCCTCTTCCAGAGCCGAGGTAGCCTTGCGGTACTGCTGCTGCGGTAGCTCCGGTAAGGTGGTGACCCGCATATATTTACAGAACGTCGATTCGTCCCGCTTGGGATCGAGCGCTTTGACCTTGCCGATAAGCTCGCGGAGATGGTCGATCTGGGCGCCGTCTATGTATCCGCCGCTGCCGTCGTCATCCTCGCCGACCGTAACGATGTTCAGCAGCATACACAGCGTGTAGCGGCGACCATATGAGAAGGTTGAGCCCATCGCCTGGGTGTTCGATTTGCCCCCGGTGGTGTCCAGAGGGATTGGGATGGAGGCTTCCTGGAAATGGCCTCCGCGATGGGTCAGCCGTGCCGTGATCACGGCTCCGCCGCCCTCTCGTTCGCGTGTCGCTGTTGTGTAGGAAACGTCCATACCGGTCTCGACCAGCAGCGGTCTCACGATCTTGTCAATGTCTTCCAGAGGGGCGTATTTGAAAGCCTCCTCCTTACCCTTCTTCTTATCGTTCTTGTCGATGTCGTAAAGCACCATCCGCGACCGCACGATGCGATAGCCGGCGAGCTTCTGCGACAGGCTAGCCTTGGCCTCGTTGAACTCGATCTCGGCCTCTTTGGCGTCCATGCGCTCTTTCATTGCGAGGATGCGTTCGAGCTTATCGACATCGATCGACGGGTCTCGGACGTATCGATCGATCAGCGCAAGCATCCCCGGCTGTTCGGGAAGCCGGACAGAAGGCGGGTCTATCTCGCAATGGGGGCCGCTGCGACCTGTTTTTAGATGCATTTCCCACGCTGAACTCTCTCCTACCCATCCGCAAATACAGCGCGTTATGAGCATAGTGCCCGGCCCCTGTTCGGGGGCCGGGTCTGTGTCGGTTGACATTCAGTCCACTTCGAGCCGCTTGAGGGTGCGCCAGCCGATCGTGTTGCGGTACGGGTTCACGGAATCGCAACTGTGATCGGTCGGGCCGATGACCGACTGAATATGGGCTCCCGTGACGAGCGCCTCGGTGACGGCGTGCTCGGCACTGAGGAACGCCAAGTTGTTGAACATCGGGCCTTGGACGGTGTCGGTGTAGTAGACCAGATAGAACGTGTACCTGGGGTCGTATGGTTCGATCGTCATGCCAAGCGGCTGAATCGTCACGCTGGCGCATGGCGTGTAATCCGCCCCCAAGCTAGCGTGCATGATTACGGTTCCGATAAGGTTGCAGTCGGGACCGGTTGCGGCCGGCGGAGAGGTGCACACTGGCGGGATATAACCGGGCGGTTCGTTTAGTATGGGGCTGTTCCAAGCATAAGCAGTCGAGGCGAGCATCATTCCCGCCACAGCAGCGGCTGTCGCCAAAAGCGTTTTACGCATGTTCTCGCTCCTTTGTTGAGGTGGGATCTTTTAGCTGAGGTCTTGCTTAACTACTTCTATCAGTGGCTCAATCAGCGCCATCCTTTCCGCAGCGAGGGTAAGAGTGCTGAGGTGAACCAAGGATTTCTTCATTCTTGCGACATCTGCATCGTCAAGTTCGCCGGATTTCACCTTTACCATAGCGTCAATGAAGCTGTCGCAGGCGTCCACTGCGGGCGGGAGCGCATCCTGAAAAGCGACGAAAATCCTGATTAACTCGTCCGCCGCTATTTCGCCGGCTCTACTGAGAGTCACTTAGCTTCTCCTAATCGTCGATAGAGTCTGCAGCCGGTTCCGGTGTGCAATCGACCTATGTGAGCATCTCCCCATCCCGCGCCTCTAGCGCCGCGATGATCTCCGCCGTGTTGGCGCAGACGGTGGGGGACGCGAAGGTTAGTGCGGGGTACGACACGACACGGCACTGGTGCGTGCCACCACCAACGCACAGGGTGATGCTTAGGTAAATCGCCGAGCTTGTGCTTATCATACTATTCACGCGACCAGATACGTTCTGAGCGCCGCTCGTGGTCGGTCATCTCAAGGTGAACCTGGATTGGTCCGAACAGCTTTTCTTCAAGGAACCAGAACACGCGTCGGCCAAGCTCGCCCTTATGGTCGTCGATCAGCGTCTCCATGTCGGCTGCGCTGCACGTGATCGTGATCCGGGCGACAGACTTAGCCATGTCGGCCATCCTCTATCATCGTCCGCTCGGGTTCCGCCACGTTCTGCAGTTCATCCGACGCCTCCACCATCGCCCAGAACACCTCGAACGCGGTCTGATGGTCGGACACATCGCTGGCGGAGAGGATGCGCGCGCCGGCCTCGATCATGCGCGTGGTGATAAATACCGTCACTTTTTCCATCATCGTTCGCTCGGGTTCAGGATATCCTTGGCCTCTTGAAGTAAGACGGACGCTTCGTCCGCATAGTGCGTCCACAACGGACGCGAGGTGTTGTCAGATACAGGCCCGTAGTAAACCGGCTCGTCAGGATCGGAGCGTTTTCTGAGACACAAGAACCTCGCCATTCGCTCAACGCTCCGCTGCCACTCTTCGCCTGCGTAGATAGCTGCGGCATCAGGGCCGGCATGGGGGATGGTTCCGTAGCTCATCGTTCTCTGCTCGCGCTTCGTCATCATTTTAGATGAACGGTGTGGGTTGAGGCGTTGATTTGATCCCCCGCCCACATAAAATCACCAGCCGTGTAGTGGGTTCCGTTCATACTGTTGTAGATCTGCGCCGACCGACTGGCCGAATAGTACAACGGCACTCCGATGACCGTCCCGAGTATAGCTAAAGACAGTATTATACCGAGGCTCACCCTTACAAATTGGACCCAATCTCTCTCGTAACCGCTCCTGGTAAAGAACAGAAGCCTCGGGTCAATAGGCAGGACTAGGTAGACACCCTTCTCGGGTGGCGCTAGATAATGTGGCCTGATTTGCCCTCTCTCAACGGCCCTCGCTAACTTAACTACTTCGCTGCCCTGAAAATAATCAAGGCGCTCAACGACCTCCATAAGCCGTGTTTTGTCTTCCTCGTCCATCATCGTTCGCTCAGGTTCAGCCGATTCGCGGTGTCTCGCCGCGCCCGCGATGCATGCTCGGCCCACGCCTCCTGTCGCTGGCGGAAGAGATCGGTAAGGTCAGTGCAGAGGACGTTCATCTCCAACTCTAGGGCGCGGAGCCCCGCCACGTTCTCGTCGGGTGTCAGAGTCCAGAGATGGTGCAGACGGGTCTCGTCTGCCTTTAGCTCGTCAATCTTCCGTTCGATATCGTCGAGATCTTCCATCTGCGCCCCCTCGTTGACAGCCGCCAACATAGTCCTCATGTTGTGCGTCGTCAACCACGATAACGGAATTATTTTATGAAACGCTACCCGAAAGAGGCGACCATCGGCGTTCGGTTGCCGATGGAAATTCATCGAGCGATTGAGATGGAGGCGAAGGCCGACCGCCGCACACTCTCCTTTATGGTGAGGGAAATTCTCATAAAATGGTATGCCGAATGGAAGTCCCTGAAAGGAACCGAGAATGCCTGAGACTTACGAAAGCAGCCTGAACGTCACGCAAGCGACGTACCTCGATTTTCTCCAGCAGTACAAAGACGCCGACGAAGCCGTAGCAGAGGCCGTCGGCGAGCGCAAAGCCCTACGCAAGACCATCAAGGGCGCGGGGATAAACCTGAAAGCCTTTGATCGACAACGCAAGGACGCGGAGAAATCCGGCGAGGTGCGCGAGGAAGAGGATCGGGAATACCGCAGGTATATGGCGTGGTGCGGTAAGCCGGTGGGCTTCCAGCCCGATATGTTCCCCGAGCGCACCGCATCCGATGAGCGAGCGATGGCGGAGTACCAAGCCACGCAGGCTGAGGAAGCCGGCGAGATCGCAGGCAAGAACGGCGTGGATCGCGCCCGTAACCCTTGGACGCCAGGAACCTTCCTGTGGGAGCAGTACGATCGTGGGTGGATGCGGGGCCAGGAGATCCTTGCTGCGACACTGACGCCGAGCGATTCGCCGAAGCTGCGCGGTCGGAAGACTGACGGAGCGACCGCACATTAAGCCGCAGGGCATCCTCGCCGTCGATATCGGCACCACCAGCGCCTTCGCCTACGGCTATCCGGGTGACCGCCCGGTGTGGGGTCACTGTAGCTTCGACGAGGAGCTGATTACCCCCGCCGAGGTGTTCTGCCGAGTCCGCCTGTGGCTTGCGGATCTATTTAGCGAGTTCGACCCGGCATATTTCGTCTACGAACCCATGTGGCTTAACCCTCACCTTATCGCAGCGAATCGGCGGCTCATGGGCCTAGAAGGCGTGGCGCTCGGCCTCGCGCAAGAACGCCACGCCAAGATCCGTGACTACTCGATCAAGTCGGTCGCGCAGTTCCACGGCACGGCCGGGCTGAAGTCGTCGGAGAAGAAGCGCATCACCCGCGAATCGATAGAGCAGCGCTACGGGTGGTCCCCGGTTACGTCGGATGAGGCCGATGCGCTGGCGCTATGGCTGTTCGCCGAGGCCCAGTTGGACCCACGCTCGCGCCGGAGCGTGGGGCCGCTGTTCTCACCCAAGCGGGTTAGTTGTTGAATGATGCCGCCCCGCCGTCCGAGTCCCTTACGGGCCGTCGGAGCGGGCGTCATGACAACCTTTACCTAAACACAAGGGGAGACGCGCACCCACTCGACCGCCACTCTCGGACGGTCAAGCGATGTCGGAACACTCGCTCCGCTAACCGCTGCGCTCGGGCGGCCAAGAGAGGTTACGCAGAGAAAAAACTCCACCCTCCCCTTACCCCTCCCTAGCAAAAAGGGCGGCTTGGGGTTTCGGCAGCGTTGATCGCTACTCGGTCCGACGTACTCGGCAGCACATATTGCCGAGCGGTTTCGGGGGCAGGGCTCGTCTAGCAGAGGCCGGCGTTTACGGGCGGTACGTCCTCGAAGCCTGCTTTTACAGTCCAGTCAAATGGGTAAACGAAAAAGATCGGGCGCGCAGAAACGCGTCCGTTGACGATTTAGGTCGGATGGCTTATTTGAGTGCGTGGTCAATGCGTACTTGTCCTACGTCGTTGATCAGGATCTTCGTCGCCACCACGACATCGATCCCACAGGCCCGGTTGGAGCTACGGCTCACCGGGCCTTGTTTTTATCGGACGGTTCGACTGCTCGTCAAGCCCCCATCTCAGACATGCGCGCGTCTTTCCTCGACTTTCGCCTACGTGCGGCGCTTGGAGATCGGAAGCCGCTTGTCTGACGAAAGCTTTTCTCGTGGTGCATGGGGGAAAAATCTATGATGCCCGGCTGGCGGTTGATGTTGCGCCAGAGGCGATTAGTTCGTGTGTTGCCAAGCGTCCAATCGAAACCCGGAACTGCATTTATCAACGCCAAGGCGTGCTCCGAGCCACGAGCCGCGACGAGCACCAAAGTACCCTCGGGGTGGTCGCTTCTATCGTGGACGGCATACAAATTGACTGTGATTCGAACGGTCGAATCCGATTTGCTACTTTCCATTTGCACTCCTGATTTTACGAGCTATCGCAGCAGCCTGAATCCTGCCCACCATATAAACGCACTCTTCCTCGACCAGCTTTGCGCAGCGCTCGCGTTCCTCTCGCACTCCATCAAAGTGCCCCTCCCCATAATTCAGATCTGCGGCGGTAGGAATGGTCGTTTGCTCAGCCGCCATTTGCACGCTCCCGCAGCATGGCTTCGCCGAGCAGCGATCCGTCATCACGTAAGATCCAGACCATCGATGCTGCTGTTGCAACGTTCTGGAAACACCACCGCTGTTGCGCGATGGCTTCTGACTGGGTGAGCCCGCGATCCCAAATGCGCGTGCCAACTCCGTCACGTCGCCGATAGTAGACGGTATAGGCGAATGGGGTCGGTTGGTTATCGCTCGACATTCATGAACTCCTCGAAATCATCAAGTGGGGTCACTCTCGGTGCCCAGCGCAATCGCAGCGCTTTGGCCGAACATGACCGGGAGCAAAATCTCTGCCTTAGAGAACGCGGCGCAAACCTTTCGAGACACGCAGGGCATCGCCGGGATAGCCGTTCGACCGTCATCGACGTACAGTGCGCCGAATAGCCCGGCGGTGTGCCTCTCGCACTACTGCCTGCCACGCGCCGCTTTCGCGATCAATAGCATCCGGGCTGAATCGGCGGACGCGGGGCGGAAACCCAATCTCCCGCTCGCGCCAAATAGCCAGCGCGATCTCTTCGATGGTAGATTCAGCGAACCCGCCGACGCAATTACAATCAGCGCGCTCGTAACCACAGCGCTGGCACGATGTTGGGGACCACCGCAGATACCCGAAGCAATCACTCATGTATAGCTTGGGATGTGGTGGTCGGCATTTTGCGTCTCCTGCACGATCTTCACGGCTATCTCCGCATCCTTTCGAGCCCGCTTGACGTTCTTTTCGGCGTTGCGAAATGCGGTTTCGGCGAGCCAATTCGCCCGAAGTCCAGAAGGGTAGCCGGCGTCATAAATCTTGAATGCTTGCGGCTTGAGCGCTCGCGCTACGCGCTCAATCAGATCGATCGTCTGCTCAGTTCGCGTTTCGGATTGCATCAAGCACCTTCTGATTAAAGGTTCCGTGGCTCCATAGCATCGTAAGCACGTTGGAGGCATTCCTCACGCTCGGCACGCCGCGTAGCCGCGATGATACCAGCGATCCACGCTCGCAAGTCGCCCCGCTCAGTCCAATAGGCAGCTAGCTTTCGGTCTCGATCTGTCGGATCGGTGGTTTGGTCATTCGACATTTTGCGCTCCTAGCTCGCTGCAGAGCGACAAGAGGACGCGGCGAGTGGCCGTCTTCAATTCCCGGTGCGTGAGGTTAAATGAGTTAATCCGGCCAGCTATTCGCTCGACGGCATCATCTTCTGCGCATGCCCGCAGGAATTCGCTTTAGCACGACCGCCGCGACGTTTGACCAATATTTGTCTCCGTCCAGATGCAGATTATCGGCCATCGCTGCCGCCTGACCGCAGCGGTACACGGTCATATCAGAAGCGGGAGTTTTCATTTGTACAGCCTGAGAACGTCGCGATATGTCAGCCATGATTTGCACCAGACGCACTGCCAGCGGTCGAGATAATAGACCCAGCCACATACGCAACAGCATTTCCTCGTTAGGGTCGTTTTGCTCTCGTCACTTTTCATTTGCACGCCCTGACAATTCGAGACTAGCGCGCGCCACCTCTGCGGCGGCAACTTGCCGGGCCTCTGTCTCAAGCACGTCGACTGCCGCCAGCCACGCGCGCTTTAGGCGCGGGATGGAATTGATTGACCACATATTATCAGCACGGATCATCGCGTCGACCGCGGTATTCATAGCCTCCCGCAGCGCGGCATAAGTGGTCCTTTGCTCGCTCACGTTTCTGTCTCCGGTTCATAGCTGACTCGAACACGAAGAGGAACGCACTCGCCGCAAGCCAGCCGAACATCCTCGGGACGGGCGCGAACCGAATTCGCCATCAGTTGGCCGTCGCGATCCAAGGCGCACCACGCGATCACGTCCGACGGCGACCCTCGCCAGAAGACGTCGCGTTGGGTCCTTTGCGAGCCCTCTCTACTAGCGCAGTCGTTGCACACGATATCGTCGCGCCAATGATCTCTGCCGCAACGTTGGCAAATCCGCTCTTTGGAAGCGATACCAGGATCGGTCGTATTCAGTTGATCATTCACGATAGATCTCCGGAGCCGGTTAGGATGTCGCGGTCGGCGAATGGCCCACCACGACCGAGGAAGCCGCGCAACACCGGAGACGCCTCGACGGCGGCCTCGAGCAGTCTGTGCGCGCGCCGCATCATCTCCGCGTCCGACTGAATATAAGCGCCACCCGTCATCTGGTGCGCTCGCAGGACGACGTCGCGCAGCATCTTTAATTCGTCCCCGCTTGTGTCCAGCCTAACGGTCGATTGTGGTTGGTCGTCAGGCATTTTGCACATCGACAGCCAGTACCATAGCGAGTTCGTCACGGGCCTGCCACAGCGCGAATTTGATATCGGCTCGATCGCAGTGGTCGATTTGAGTTAACACGTGCTCGATCAGCTCGCGAGCTCGCTCTATATGCTCCTCAATGGTCGTTTCCTTGCTCACGATATAGGCCCTCGCACAACCATATCTCCATAAACTCGGCAATCTCCACCATCCGGAGAGGCTGCGTTCAGCCGCTCCGTCTGTTCTACATCCACAGTGCCGTCCGGGCGCAGTCCACAGCACGAGCCATCGCAGCGCTCGACGATGCCCCGGAGATATTTCGGGCCGCACAAACGAGTCGCAATAGTGGTTTTCATGCCATTCATTCTGGCAAATTCCTCTCGTTTTGCGCTCCGCGCGTCAAAATTTCGATAGCTCGGATGCGTGCCGCCCTGAGAATGAAATCGGTGCGCCTGAGACCGTCAACCTTAGCCGCAGCATCGAGGCGATCCCGGATTTCCCTGGTCGTTCTGATGTTAATGACGGTCGTATTCGAGCACGCGTTGTTAGATTTGCACATGGACCGTCCTCACAGCTTCTGCGACCGCTCGGCCCATCGGAAGCGGCACGCCATTGCCGATGACGCGCTTCCGACCGGTCTGCGTCAGCGGGCACTCTGCAGAAATCGGGCGGCAGACCAGACAACTCCAGCATTCGTTCCAGCGTTTCAGCCCCACCGCCGCGGTTTAGAGACGACGTTCTCCCGCCGCTCTCCTTCGGCTTCCGCGAGCCACCCAACCGGACTGGCCGGCGGCGTAGATCACAGGTGACTGCCGGCTCGCCTTCTATCTCGTGTAGTGCCCTGGTCGCGATCGGCAACCGCGATCCCTGTTCAGTGCCGAAGCTAAATCGGCGCAGCCTCTCTGTCGCGCCGCCCACCCATAAGTCGCGCAGCATTTCCGACCGCACCAAATACCCGGCGACCTTCGGTTCGGGTGCCGCCGGCACATTTTCCATCAGGAACCAGCGGGGCTGCGCTGCACCGACGCAGCGCTCGAATTCGGGAATCAGATCGGGCGCGGTCGAGAAACCGTTCGCCGCCACGATGAACCGAAGCTGAGACCAAGCCTGGCAAGGGGGACCACCGATCACGCCATCAAATTTTCCTGCTGGCGGATTGAAGCGGCGAATATCTCCGCCCCACAGCAAATCAGGCCCGCGAACAATACAGAAGCCCGCCTCCTCAAAAGCCATATCAAGCAGCCCGATGCCGGGGAAGAGGGATAAGACAAGGGGGCCGTCGTCAGGCATGTTCGACTCCTGCGTCGCCCTCGAACCTGGGGCCAAGCGCGGTATAGACCGTGCGCCGGCTGAGTCCGCTCTCGGCTATGAGAGCATCGGTGTCGTGTGCGCGATCCCGCCAGCGCTCCCGGATCTTGTTGAGCGCCGCCTGTTTGGCCTTTGCTCGCTTTCGTTGGGATGCGGTGGTGGCGCGCGTCTGCCTGTCCTGCGCCACACCGCGCCGATGTGCTTCCTCGGCGCTCGCCAGAGCCTCGAGGAGCGCGGGGCCGGGCATGTCGGCTGAGTAAGTCGTTCCGGTGTCAACGCAATGCACGTTCGTGTTGCTATTCGCGGCGGCTAGCAGAGCTCGGGCAATGTCGTTCATCGTCCAACCAAGCACTCGCAGGCCCGCGATGTAGATCGTCTCTCCGTCATGTTCCGGGTCGAGCAGGGACGCGCGCTGCTTCAAAGCGGCCGGGTCGCGTTTCTTGACCGCAGCCTTGGACAGTCGATCGACGTACAGCATCCGGGGGTTCGACACATCAACACCTGCCTCGCGAAGCATATCCATTTGCCTCTCGATCGAGAGGCTCGGCACCCCATCCCTTAGGTACGGCCGGGGGAACCCCAATTTTTTATCTGTGTGCAACAAATATCCTCTTGCACTCTTGCCTGGGATGTATATATTCGACCGAGGAGCAGAACGCAAGAGCAAAAGAGAGGTCAGCCCGATGAAGACCACCGACATGAAGCCGCGCGAGATCGCGATCTGTAAGGCCGCGCACGTAACCTACATGGCGAACTTGAAAGCGGGCCTCGTCTACGATGTCGTCAAGCTGGCTTGGGTGAAGCCGGAAGATCTCACCATCAAGCCGCAATCGTAGAAACGCCCGTATCGGAGGATCCATGGGCCTGTACGACACAATCCGCTGCGAACGGCCGCTGCCTGATGGCTTCAAGGGCCAACTTCAGACCAAGGATCTCGGTTGTTCAATGGTTGAACACATCATCACCGAAGACGGAAGACTGTTAATCGCCAATGGCTTCCTTCATCAAGAGGGTATCGCCGAAGCGCCCGACTTCGAAGGTGTCGTGAATTTCTACGGAGGCGAATATTCCACTGAAGACGGACAGCCCTATCGTGGCCGCGGCGGCGTCCTCCACCAAGGTGGCAAATGCCTCGGCCCTAACGGAGAGCTGCTCCGATATCAGCCGCACGAATATAATGCTACCTTCGAAAAGGGACGACTGATCGAAATTCAGATCGTCCCGGAAATCTGAGCAAACGCCCGATGATAGACATCCTAGCTGGCCGCTGCACGATACACGGAATGTTGACCAAGATCGAATTGCGCGGCGGATTTTGCTTTGCGTGCGAGGAAGACGGTCTCGACGAGCATGATTTCGACGAGGACGACGACGAATATCCCGGCGAAGACATCGCCGGACCAAATTGTTGACAACCCCGGTCTTTGGAGGAACCCGATGAAGGTCTTCACGTATCAAGCGCCGAGCGGCAGCACGATCAATTTGACCCGCAGCCAGAAGCGAACCCTAGAGCGTGCACATGCTTGGCCGCGCAACTCGCGGGGCGAGGAATATTGCTCCGTCAGTCACGGACTGCACGTCGGAGAGCCGACCTACACCGACGAGCAGATCCGCGACCTGACCGTCGCCGCCTCACACTAAACGCCCAATTACGGCTTGACGCCCGCCTAAAATCGGCGTCACGATACTGAAACGAAGGGCCGCCGGGCGATGCCAACCCCCGGCGGCCCAGCACAGCAGGAGCGAGGTTTGCCGTGCAAAACCATCAAGATATATCTATCGATTCCGCCGATACAACCCACGCGCCATTCGTGTGGACGCAAGCCTTGGTTGATGAGCTTCGGCGACTCGTAGCAGAGGGCCTTACAACAACGCAGGTTGCGCGCGTTCTCGGCATCACCAAGAACATGGTGATAAGCAAGTGCGGCCGTTCCGGCATATCTATCCCTCCCAAGTCTCGGATAACGGACTACAGCCCGGCAGCGCGTGCAAGAAGAACCGCCGCAGCATGGCGACGCAAGCTACGTCGACAAGAGTTGGACTCCATCGGCAACCTGACACCGAACCGCTTCCCTCAGCGCGGCTGTCTATGGCCGCACGGGCATCCGGGCGATAAGGACTTCCACTTCTGCGGCGACCGCGTTCTATCGGATAGGCCGTACTGTGCGGCGCACGCGGCGCTTGCTTATCGTCCGAGAGAGGCGGAATGATCCCGCAAGACCAGATCGACGCCGCCAAATCGTATCCTCTACGGTCCCTCATCGAGCGTGAGTTTCCGCTACAACGGGACGGCCGGCTCTACAAGGCG